CCCTGTTGCGGACTGCGGGTGAACCGTGTATTCCCCAGCCATCGCCTCGGCGGAGTGTAGCGCAGTCTGGTAGCGCATCTGGTTTGGGACCAGAGGGTCGGGAGTTCGAATCTCTCCACTCCGACCACCGCCTTCCCCTACGGGGCAAGGCTCGCAAGAAATCCCTAAAGTTCTTCTGCAAATTTACCGCCAACGGCACCGCCAACGATACGGTCGCGGCCAACTCGGAATCGGCTGCGTTTTAGATCATCACCGAGAGTGCCATAGTCTCATTTCGAGCTGCCTTTTGACCTCTGGTGGCAACCCCCGACTCATGGCAATCTCGCGGCGAGCGTGGGAGGGTTTTGGTGGCGCGTGGTGCTTTCGAGCAGGCTGGGCGGTGGTTGGACGAATACAAGGCAACTATCGCCTTGGTAGTGTCTGGGATCGGGCTCTCTGTCATCAAAGATTTGTGCGTGGTCGTTCTGGATGAAAACCAGAATCTGTGGGCACGTGTTGGCAGCGGAATTGCTGTCATCGGCACCGTGGCAGGCGCATGGTACGGCGGAATTGCACAAGCAAGACTTGCGAGCCGCAATCGCGAACTTGAGCAGCAACTGGAAGACGCGACCGAACTGGTTCAGAACTTCGGCAGCGACTATTTTGCGATATGGGACAATCGACTGAAGGTGCTGGCTGAAGTCCTCAGTCTCGATGCCCGCGACCGAGTGAGCGTTTATCGGCACAGAGGGACCTCGTTCACAATGGTCGGACGGTTTGCAGTGTTGCCGGAGCTGGATCGCCCAGGCCGCGGGGTTTACCCCGTTGACCAAGGGGTCATTGGCACCGCCTGGTCGCGAGGCGACGGCAAGTGCGTGGTCCAGGATCTTCCTGACCCCGTGCAGGATCTCGACGGATATTGCGCTCGGAGTCGAGATGAATGGAAGTTGCCCGTGGGGGTGGTGAAGAAACTCGGGATGAAGGCACGTTCGATCGCAGCTTTTGCTCTTAACGGACATGGCGATAGTGTCCGGGACGCAATTGTCGTGTTTGAGAGCAGTGACGCTAATAGGTTTTCCGTCGAGCTCTTGGAACACCATATTTACGGTGCCACCGGAAAGGACATTGCGCACTTGCTCAAAGTAATGGGTGAACGAGAGCCTTCTCTCGATTTCGCTGCTACGCGAGGATTCTGATATGGCCACAACACGTGATGCTGTCGCATACCTGATCGCGAACTACCCTCATAAGGACGAGCTCTCGAAAGCCCGCGTCACGAAGATGGTCTACTTGGCAGATTGGAAGGCCGCTTTAGATCACGGAAGCCAGATGACGCCGATCAACTGGCGGTTTCATCATTTCGGACCTTATGTTGACGACGTCCACCAGATGGCTCTTGATGATCCCGCCTTCAAGGTGCGATCTGAGACGAATATGTACGGCAAGCGGAAAGAGCGGATTGAATTGGTCGATCCAGCGGCGACCAACGTAGCCTTGAGTGATTGGGAACAACGCATCCTAGATCACGTCATAAGTAATACGAAGACACTGAACTGGGATGGGTTCATTAAGCTTGTGTATTCTACATACCCCATCCTCTCTGGTGAACGAGGCGCAGCACTTGATCTGCTATCGTCAGCAAATGCTTACCGCGAGCTCAACGCCACGCTCCAGGAATGATCGCTCCCCGACGGGTTTCAGGGATGCCTGAGACTGCCGAACACCGGAGCTGGACGATGTCCCGCGTGAAGTCGAAGGACACCGCGCCGGAGATGATCGTTCGGCGCCTGCTGCACTCGATGGGCTACCGATATCGGCTGCACAGCAAGATGATGCCGGGCAAGCCCGATCTCGTCTTCGCCGGCCGCAAGAAGGTGATCTTCATCCACGGCTGCTTCTGGCATGGCCACGATTGCAAGCGCGGCGCGCGGATCCCTTCGACCCGGCAGGACTACTGGCTGGCGAAGGTTGGCAGGAACAAGGATCGCGATGCCCGGAACGTGTCCAGCCTGGAACAAGCAGGATGGAGTGTTCTGACGGTGTGGGAATGCGAACTGAAGGACCGAGTCGCGCTGGCAGAGAAGCTGACGCAGTTTCTTGGGGGTCCATCAAGTTTCGGGTTGCCGCAGCCTGCCGGGCAAGGCAGGAGTTCATGAATAAAGTTCTGGAAAGAGAACAAAACGTAAACTATTAGAGTTTATTCACAGGATGCCTGTTGATATCCTGTGGAAAAGAATCGGGAGTGATCATGTCCAAGCCCACATTTTACGAGTTCTTTGCAGGCGCCGGGATGGCGCGTGCTGGCCTCGGCAAGGGCTGGGAATGCATGTTCGCCAACGACTTCGACAAGAAGAAAGGCCTGACGTACCAACTCAACTGGGGCCTTGGTGGCGAGCTGCTTGTCGATGACATCCGCAAGGTCAAGATCGAGAAGCTGCCCGGTGTCGCCGATCTCGTGTGGGGTTCGTTCCCCTGTCAGGATCTCTCCCTCGCTGGCGGCGGCGCAGGATTGCGCGGAGAGCGCAGCGGCACTTTCTATCCGTTTTGGGACATCATCCGCGAATTGAAGGAAGACAACCGCGCTCCCCGAGTGATCGCTCTCGAGAACGTCAACGGCACCCTGACCTCCCATGGCGGCAAGGATTTCGCCGCGATCTGTCAGACTTTCACCGACCATGGATATCGCTACGGCGCGCTCGTCATCGACGCTGCCGTCTTCGTTCCACAATCCCGTCCGCGCCTGTTTGTGATCGGTGTCCGCGACGATATCGAGATCGATGCCGCTCTGGTCGCTCCGGGACCGACGATGCCCTTCCACACGCGCGGTCTGCGCAATGCCGTCGAGCGCGTTCCGGATGGAGCCATGAAGAACTGGGTCTGGTGGAACCTGTCGATGCCCGCCATGCGCACGTCGACCTTCGCCGACATCATCGAAGAAAACCCCACCTCGGTGGAATGGCATACGCAGGAAGAGACCGCAAAGCTCCTCGATGCTATGTCGCCTCTGAATCGCGCCAAGGTCGAGGCTGCCAAGCGCGCCGGTCGTCGAATGGTAGGCGGCATCTACAAGAGAACCCGTGAGGATGCCGAAGGCCGTGGCGTGCGCGCCGAAGTTCGTTTCGATGATGTGGCCGGCTGCCTTCGCACGCCTGCTGGCGGTTCCTCCCGCCAGACGATCATCGTCGTCGACGGCAATGTCGTGCGCAGCCGTCTGATCTCCTCCCGGGAGACCGCGCGACTGATGGGGCTGCCGGAGACCTACAAGCTCCCGAAGGGCTACAACGAGGCCTACCACTTGATGGGCGACGGTGTTGCCGTTCCGGTCGTCCGCTTCCTCGCTCATCATTTGCTGGAACCCCTCGCGGGTGTAATCTCGTCGGACGAATCAACCGACGAGATACACGTGGCATGACGGCAGAGTCGCCGATCCCCTGCATTGCAAACGCTGACCTGCGGAAACAGATCGAGAAGTTCGCCGAAGTTCTGAAGACGGAAGCTCACAAGCTCGGCGACCACGGCCTGGACGAGAAGGAATTCTATAATTCCGGCCTCTTCCGCGGCGCCGTCGAACGTGTCCGAGGGCAGTATTCTGCGACGATGTCCGAGAAGCGGGAATTCGTCCGGCACGTTCTGAACTACATGCAGGACCAAGGCGCCATCGCGGAGTGGCAGTCGGCCGGCGAAGCCAATCGGCACGACTACGTCGTTGAGCTGCTGGACGGCAGGAAGGCCGCCATAGAGCTGAAGGGTTGTCTCGACGGAAATAATACGAATATTTTTGAGAGGCCGCCGCACGTCCAGGAATTCATCATCTGGAGCGTCTGTTCGAACCCGGGCGCTTCGCCGCCTCACAATGCATGGTCCGGGATCCACACGCGGCTGTCGGCCGAGATCATCTCCCGCAGTCAGCGGGTCGACGGTCTGCTCATCTGGGACTGGGCATGCGGAACCATCGGTCGGCCGTGCCCCAAGGTTTCTGCAGGTGGCGCTCCTGTGACGACGATCGGGCCATATGAGCTGCCGCCGCCGTGCATCTACCTATTCCCCGGCACGATACCTGCGCCGAGGAACAACCCGACTCCGGCGCCGCAGACGCTGCAGCAGGTCGGTATCCTAAAAGCGTTTCACGAATGCTTTGGCGGCAGTGACCATCACTTGCATCAGGTCGGCTTCTCCGTGGAATACCAAGGTGTGGAGACCGTCCGGACAACGACGATCACCCGCGACGGCAGCGTTGTGAAGCAGTCTCAGCCGTCAGCGATCAAGAGAACCTAGAGGGACAAGCCCTGGCGGCCGTCATTCACCGTCCGCCGCCTCGTCTTCATCTTCCGATCCGACCTCAACACCTGCTTCGCCACCGAGAGCAATAAAGCGCTGCTCGGCTAGCCAGCGCATCCGGGTTGCCTGGGCCAGCAGGACGCGCCTAAGTCCTAAGCCTTTAAGTTCGCGCTCCGAGATGACCTGAGCGAGCTTGGAGACGGTCAGAGCGCGTCGCGCCAGTCTGCTGTCCGGATGACCGCGCAGCTCCCGGATCTGATCGTTGAGGATCGTACCCCTGAATGACGGCGGCTCGTCGATCTCTACGGTCGGAGCTGGAGGATCCTTCTCGTTCAGGATCACGCCGAAGCGGCTCTGCTTACGAAGCCTCGTGAAGATCATGTGCTCCAGCGCATCCAGATGCGCCTTCGCAGTTTTGAAATCAGGGTGCTTGGATCCGACACCTTCGAACTCGGGGAGCGGCCAGACTTCGATATCGGCCACTTCGAAAGGATCCAGTACGGACATCGCAACGGCATCGGTCCTCTGGTTCGTCAGGTGACGGCTCACTCGCCCGGAAAGCTTTTCCTTCGTCTGCCCCACATAGATCGGCTCGCCATCGTAGTCATAGAAGGCGTAAACACCCCATTTGAAACTTCCGACAGGCTTAGCGCCCGTCTCACTCTCATGGAATGTCTCACGAAAGAACCGCTGCAGTCCTCGGCGAAGCTCCTCGGTCTCAAGCGGCGGCTTCCGCGTCGCTGCCGCCTCCACTCCACCTGATTGCTCTGTCTTTTTGCCATCGGAGTTCGAGGACATGAACGCCGCTTCCTTTGAATCTGCAGAATCACAATGGAATCCTACGTATCATCCCGAAACCGAATGAGCGATCGGTCTCTGCCTTGCGCCGGCCGCGCCGACGTCAAACCATTCTCTTCGAGACACGAGGAGAACGGGATGGAACGGGTGTGCTGGACATCGGAAGCGGATGAGGAGTTGCGCAAGGCTGCCGAGAGCGGCCTGTCCGCACGACAAATCGAAATTCAGGGCCGGACCTACAAGTCCATCCAGTCCCGGATGCACATGCTCGGCCTTCGCCCATGCCTCTCAAGGAAGGAGAAGGGCTACGCGCTGCGGAAGTGCCTCAAGTGCGACAGGCTCTTCGGTTCCGAGCATGTCGGCAACCGGATCTGTCTCCCGTGCAAGCAAACGGACGAAAGAGTTTCGTCCTACGTTCGCGCTTCATAATAACGGAGCCCTCCGTTAACTCTCTTGCGGACCTCTTGTTGACGGCGACTCCTGGATGCGATCGATTGGCATCCAGATTGTTGACACAGGAGTTCTGCGTAATGGGCATGACGATCTTCGATTCCCGCGATCCGGCGATGCGCGCAGGTCTTGAACTGGGCCTCCTTACGACATCGATCGTGACGTCGATGGCGGATGCTGCCGCTGCAGGCCGCCAGGCAGCCGAAGAGCGCAAAGAGCGTCGCGCCGCCTATAAGTACGCCTGCGAGCTCAACGAAGCCCGGGGCCGCGCCGATGAACTCGGGCGCGTTGCCATCCGTGCTGTCCGTCACGTCGCCAGTCTCGAAGCCCACGTCCGTCGCCTTGAGGCAGCGCTGAAGCAGCGCCAGGACCATATCGACCGCATGCGCAACGCAGGCTGATCGCTATGGATATTTCCGACAAGGCGATGTTCGAACGCTTCGGCGACGTGCTGCATGAGATCCCGGAACTTTGGGATGCAATTCGCGCGTTTGAAATGCAAAGCCGCCCCGTCAAGGGCGGCTTCAAGGTTCGTGGCGATGCTGGTGTCTCAATGGAGAGCTGTGCTGCTGGCGGGCCTGCATTTCGGATTCGTGTGGGCCATCCGGAGTCCCGGGAATAGTTCGTCAAAGCGATCTTCGACGAACTGCTGCTTCTGCTCTTCCGTCATCACCAAATCCTTCAGGATCGGCAGGATCACTGGAGCCGCCTCAACCTCAGGAACTCTCAGCTTCGACTTGCTGACCATGAGCTTCAAGGCTTCGACGCTGCGACCGCAGGCGGCTGCTCCAGATTCACCGAGCATGACAAGCTGCGCGTCGGACAGGCGCATCAGCCAGTCCTGCTGCTCCACGCTCAGCTTCTCAAGATTCATCAGCCGCCGCTCGTCCTCGGTCGCCCTGCAATATGCGTAGACGATCTGTGCAGGTGTCAGCTCGCGATCGAGATGGTCGACGGCGGCCTGCTGCTCCTCGGCGGTCTTCTTCTCCGCCTCGACATCGGCGATTTGGATGTTCTGATGCCCGTCAGTCGATGGCGGCGCCAGCATGCCGAAGAACGCCAAGATGCTGTGCAGCATCGCGCCTAGCGCCTGCAGGATCATGTCGACCCACGCCAGCGGGTTCCACCATCGAAATGTTTTGTCCTTGTTCATGTCGTCCTCCCTTTTTCTGGAAGGATGATGCGCAGCGGCAGCGCAACCGACAAAATGTAAAAGGGACGGCATGCCGTCCCTTTGTCCACCCTCAGGTGGTACACCCGGCCAACCAATCTTACGACCACCGCCCTAGGCAAGTGCCTGACACCAGTCAGGGGCATCGCCGCCTCGCTGAAAAACAACTGAGCCGATCTCGGCGATGATCGAGACTATAATCGTCGCCGGCCACGGCAAGATCAAGTCGAAGGAACCCCTTCGACGATATCGAGTGGATGGTCCTGACCGTCCCAGCGCCAACGACCTTCAAGGTTCCAGGTGATCATCTCGAAGCGCTCGCGCTCATCCCATGCCCATCCCCGACGAACGCGGCTGAAATTCCCTTTGCCGCACAGAACCCCCGTCCTGCCGTCACGGAGCCTCACGTATGTCCATGGTTCTGGAAAATCGGCAGGATTTATCACAGCATTCCTCCAGAACTCACGGCTTCTTCCGCCCACGCCTTCGCCTCCTCGAGGGTGGCGAATTCATCAAGCGTGCGTTCCGGGAAGAACATATGCAGTCTCCATGGATAGGGAGTTAGATCCCACAGCGGATGCGTTCCCACCTGAGCAAGAGCCGTGGGCTTAGCCTCATCGGCATCGAACAATCGCCAGGTGTCCTTGATGAAGGGAGATTCCTGCCACCAGAGCCTCATCACAGGAATCTCTTCAGCCTTCTTTCGAGATCCCGTGCGGACTCGCTGTCCGTCGTCGCCGAGACCGTCGTTCCGTTGATGTCGATGTTCACGCTGACCTGCGGCGACGCCGATCTGCGGCCGAACGCCCGACGGACGGGAACCGTCACCTTCACCTGCTGCTCTTCCTCATCGGGTTCTGGGGCGCGGGTCTTACCGAGACCACGCTCGATGGCCAACTCCTTGCGCTGCTCGATGACATCCTTCGATGTGCGCGGGTAGTCCGCCGGAAGGTCGAACCTACGGAGGTATTCCTCCCAGCCCAGACCGTGAACCTGCCGGACGTAGCGCGACAGAAACTTCCGCTTCTCGCCGTCGATCAGGCAGATGATGCCGTCGTCCTGGATGGCTTCCTGCGAATCCAGCAAGGGCGGAGCGTATGGCTCGATGGAACGCGCCACCGGGCCAACGTTCAGCTCGTCGAGGTCTTCGGGAGTCAGATCGGCGAAGCGCGTGACGACCGTCTTTTCATCGAACCGTCTTACGGCATCGGCGAGGTACGGAGCAGGATTGAAGGCGTGATACCAAACCCCTTGGGATGCCAAGACCTCGGCATCATCCTCATCCTTCTTCTTGAGCGCATCCCTGACGAAGCTGAGCTTCTCGATGGCTTTCTCAACCTCTGCGAGGTCGTTTAGTGACTGTACGTCGATGGAAATCATGTCGTCCTCCCGTATGTTCCCGAGAGAATTGTTTGCGCCGGCGGCGGCAGAAGCAAATATTTGATCCGGGCATGGCCCACGAGGTCGCCTTTGCGGCCGGAGATACCTCCCTCCGGGGAGGTTTTCTTTTGGGTACGATCGGACCCGGAAACGAAAAACCGGGTGGTAGCCAATCAAGGCCACCACCCGGTTACGAGACGCTCACGGATGTATCCGTCGTCATTTCGGCACGGTGCGCGACCGTCCCTTTTTGTACTGGATCAGAGCCTGGTTGTTGGCATAGCACTGATCGTTGATGGCATGCCCTTCCTCGACGTAGTCGATGACATCCGAGTCCTTGCGGATCGTTCCTGCCGACGGGCGCTCCCATTTCCTGCAGGTCAGAAGGCTGTCCGGTATTCCTGACGTCTCGCATCCGGAGAGCGCGGCGACGAGAAGCGAGATGACGATGGCTTTCCTCATTTCGACTACTCCTCGAAATACTTGCGCATGATCGGGCTGATGTCCGGATCGGCCTCGGTGTTGCGCAGCGGCGCGATGGCCGCCCTGACCGATCTCGCCTTTTCCTGCGCCTCGGAGAGCATCAGGTCTCGGGTCGCCAAAGCGTCGCTGAGGGCCTCCGCATCGCGCTTCTGCTGCTCGACGGTCTCGGTCAGTTGCCGAATCTTCAGGAACTGGCTCGACATGTGCGACCACATCAGCGAACAGGCGACCGCAAGGCCGCAGATCAGGATGGCGGCTCCGCCTGTAAGATAGAGTTTCAAGGTGGAGAACATGGTCACTTCTCCAGTCCGGAAACGCAAACTTCAGCCTCGCCGAGACGCTGGGCATCGCCCATCTCGCGACGGCGAACCAGACCGGTCAGGATCTGGCCGTTCGACTTGTTGAAGGCGGTCTGGGCCTCGCATCCTTCAGGGTGCTTGCCCTGCACGTGGAGGCGCGCGGCGGTGGATCCCGCCATCCCCTCCCTTTTGGCGACAGAGCCGACTCCGAAGTTGTATCCACCCGAGATCATCGCGGCCTGGACACCGACGGGCATCTCCTTGAAGCCTTTGATCTGCTTCACGAGCGGGAGGTAGTAGTCGTTGAAGATCTGCTTGCGGGCGATCACCAGGCACTCGGCCTTGGTGAAGATCATGCCGGGCTTCACAGGCTTTCCGTTCACCGTGGTGTTCCCGTAGCAGATGTCCCACACCTTGCCGTACTTGTCCCAGTGAGACTTCAGCACGAGGCCCTCCCATGGAAGGATCAGCGTGTCGGTCGCAAGGATGACCGCCGGAGGAAGGACGGTTTCGGACGTGTAGCTGACACCGAACCATCCTGCGGCGGCAGCCGACGCAATGGCGGCGGCGATGGCCGACTTCGCCCGGTTACTTGGCTTGATCTTGTTGATCGGCATCGAGGCCTCCTTGGGAAATGATGCGGGCGATGGGAGCGGCGACGAGCACGGCTAACGTGAGCCAGCGCGGGAGGATGTCGGCGACGTAAGGGGTGGTGCTGGCGGCGATTTCGAGCGCGGCGGCGAGATAGACGCACCAAAGCGAGGACGCGCGCAGAAGCACACGTCTCCAGTTGGGGACGAGCATGGTGGACTCCGTGATATGTTGGGTTGTGGCCGCTGCTACGCGGCCAATCGGGGATTCCCGGATCTGCAGGCGAGATCGCCGCAAGCGCGGTGGCGGCCGTCGGGCTGAAGCAGCAGCAGCGCGCGGGCTCCGGTCATGTAGTGGACGACATGGCCCGGAGCCTCGGTCGTCGGGCCGCGATTGAAGCCTCGGTCGGGGGTGCAGGACACACCGGATCTGGAATAGTCCTTGAACGTCATCGGTCCGTGAAAATGGCCGCCAGTGATCTTGATGCCCATCTTTGCGAAGGTCGTTGGAGACGGGTTCCCGCCGTTCAGGCCCTGATGCCCGTGCATGCCATTTTCGACGTCACCGACGACATAGGATTCACCGCAAGGCAGATAGACGATGGTTTCGAGCAGACCCGCGCGCCGCATGGCGTATTCGACGATGTTGAAGGAATGGTCGCCGGCTTCCTTCGCTCGGTGCAGCGCGGCGTTCATCTCGTGCCAGTATGCGGCGTTCTCCGGATCGATGCGGCCCTCCGGCGACTTGAGCCACTTCGTCAGGAACAGATCATGGTTGCTCTCCTTGATGACGGTCTCCGTCAGCGGGCGATCGAGCGCGTTCACGAAGGCGACTGCATCTGCGAGTTCCGCCTCAACGGTGCCATCCTGGAGGACGGAGGTGCGGAAATGAGGATCCTTGATGTTGTGATGGCTGCGCAGCCTGAATTCGTTGGTGTCCTCGAGAAAGGAATAGTAGGGCCGCAGCGCATCGAGGATGTTGTCGTCGGTGACCTTGCGCCGCTGTTTGGGCGACCAACCGAAGGATGCCGTATAGATCTCCTCGTCGGCGAAGGCATACTGCAGGTCTCCAAACGAGATGCTCCAGACCCTTTCCTTCTCACGGACCTCTCCGTTGGGTAGATAGACCCGGTCGAGATCTTGAAACGCTCCGGTCTCGTCCGGCTGGACATGGCGCGGGAAGATGGCGCCGTCGGAATCGATCTCGATGATGAGCGCGCCATACTGGTGTTCGAGCGAGGCAGCCTTTCCTGTCGGTCCTGACTTGTAGTTCGGAACGGTGCAGCAGCCCGTCGTCATGGCGAAGGCTGGAGTAGCGGTGAACATCCGGGGCAAGGATTCCAGAGCGATCTGCACAGCCGGGATAATGACGCTGCGGCCGCCGTTCGCTGTCAGGAAGGGCTGAAGAGGTTTCGACGATGCCGGAGACACGCCCGCGTCGGTCAGGATCAGAAGATCCGGAACGAGCCTGACACGGTGCTTGTAGATCAGGGTCTCACGAACATCTTCGTGGAAGTATGGCCGGATATCACCATCGAATTCGAGAAGCTTGGGGCTGTCGGTGATGGGGAAATGGTAGAGTTCGCCGCCCGTGCTGCGCTCCCACGTCTTCAGCGCCTTGTGGAACCCGGTGAAGAGCCCGGTATGATCCTGGATGGCGGTAAGTGCGAAGCGGTGGACGATGCCTTTCGGCAGCTCGGCATCGCGCGTCTCTCTCGCGATGATCCGGGTGGTTGTTGCAGCCATGATGTATCCCTTTATATGCTGCCCATTTGCTGGGCTTGGGGAAATCATGTGATACGCCAGCATTCCGGCGCAACTCGTTGTCTTAAAACGATATTGATTGCTTAAACCAATATGTTGACAGCGACAGTCAGAGCTTGATGAAACCCTTGATCGCGCTCCAGCCGACCCACTGAAGGACGGTGATGATTCCGCCGGCGACGAAGCCGAGCACGCCGATGACACGGAAGTCGGACGACCGCTGCGCCCTGAGATCGGCGATGTCGTCCTCGGCCTTGTCGACCCGGCTCTCGAGCGTGCCGATCTTCTTCTCGTGAGCCACCTGCGTTGCGATGAACACGTCCATTTTGGCGTCGGATTTGATGACGACCTCTTTCATGGACGAGATCTCGTCCTTCAGGCTGATAAGGTGGTCAAAGGAGACTTCTGCGGGCATTGGTGCGCTTTCGGAACTGGATATCTATGAGGTGCTGATCGGCCTGCATGAGGCAAGCCGGTCAGGCGTTTTCGAGAGCTTCGACACGGGAAAGCAGGTCGATGAGAGCGTCGTAGACCTTGCTGTAAGCTCCGATCCCGGAGGCCGAGATGCTGTTCGCATCGAGTGTGTCGATGGTGTCAGCGACGGCCGAGATGTCGGCATGGAGCTGCACCAGTTCGGAATCGGCCCGCGAGAGAGCGCCCTGCACTGAGTCCTGGCCGGATAGATACGTGTCGGACGTGGAATCGTAGGTCACGTCTTCCGCGGTTCCGCCACCGCCGCCTCCCGAGCCGATCAGGCCTTTGACCTCGACGATCGCCGCCTGGACGTTCGTGGAGGAGAGGCCGGATGCGGGTGTGAAGGGAACCTCCGCGGCCGTCTGGTCGTCGGATCCACCGCCGGAACCGATGAGGCCCTTGACCTCGACGAGAGCGTCTTCGACGTTGGTCGCCGTCCATCCGCTGGCCGAGAAACTGACCTCGTCAGCGTAGACCGTGCCGCCGTCCGCCTGAAGATCCCCGATGGCCGTGAAAGCATCGGAAAGCGCCGCCTGCACGTTGGTGGCCGTGGTTCCGGTCACGGGCGTGAAGGAAACCTCCGCGGCCGTCTGGTCGTCCGTGCCGCCGCCTCCGCCGGAGCCGATAGCGTCCTCCAGTTCCCCAACCTTGATGACGATTTCGTCGAGCGCACCCTGAACGAAGGTGGAGGAGAGGCCGGACGCGGTGTTGTTGTAGGCGACGTTCGCGGCGACGAGCGACGATCCCTGGATCATGCCGAGCAGTTCGAGGATGGCTTCCTGCATCGTGTCGGAGGTGAGACCGCTGGATCCCGGCACGAACTCGATGGATTCCGCTGCTGCGGATCCGAGCTGCAGCCAGCGCCCAGCATCGAGATCCGTCCAGATGTCGGCGCCCGAAGCCGTGTGACCAATGGCGCACAGGAAGGTGCCGCCCTCGAACATCACGATATCTCGGGTCGTGTAGGCTGCTCCAGAGGTCCATGTCCCGGCCGTCTGAAGCCCGGCGGGGAATGGGATCTCGGCGACCGAGCCGCCTTCCGCATCCAGGAACTGCAGGAACGCTCCGGATTCGTTTTCCAACAGGTTGATGCCGACGATCGGCATGCCGCCATTCTCGAGCGCTGTGATTGCGGTGGTGATAACATCCCAGTTGCCATCGACCTCAGATGTGGTCAACGGACGGCCGAGGTCATTGTATTTGTTCAGTGTCTGCATGGCTTATTGTCCGTCGTAAATGTTCCATTGCTCAAGGACGGCGACGAGTTCGACCCCGTTTTCGCCGACGATCGTTCCGGATCTGCATTCCCATTCGAGAGTGCCGAAATGCGCGGCGCCTTCGCCGGATCCCGACCAAGCGGGCTCGCCGAGATTGGTGCCGCCTGTCGAGTGCTGACGGCCCGTCGCTCCCGGATAGAGGCTTTCCGCCCACTTCCGCTCGTCATCGAGCTGCCGCTGAAGGCGCCTGGCTTCGGACGCGTCCGAATGCACGGATTCGAGACCCGACCCGCTGGTCTTCTCGCCGCGGGATTTCAGCCACCACTCGCCAAGCCCGTGGCGCTCATAGAGAGCCTTCTCCTTCTCGGCCTTGGCTTTGTTCTCGGCGGCCTTCGCCTTCTGCTCGGCGGTCTGGTGAAACGGATCCTTGCTCTGGTCGTATCCCGGCTGTCCGGGGACGGTGGTCGAATATGGATCCTTGGAATAGTCCACGGCCAGCTTCGGGTTGCCGCCTTCTGCCGAATTCTCCTGCGAGAAAGACTTGAACCTTTCATCGGTCAGGACCACCCGCTCGGCGGCGGAGAGGCCAGCGTTCTGCCTGTAGCGCTCCCGAGGTAGAGCCGACCCTGGGGCTATGGATCCGTCGGGACGCTGCTGGTATGCGCCTTTTCGCGCGCGAGACGGCCCGGGAGCAACGGAACCGTCCGGCCGAATGTCTGGGCTGTTTCTGGCTGGTGCGAGTTCAGGGTTCTTCAGAGCCGCTGATCGTCCATCGTACTTGCCAGGCTGCAGGTCCGGGTTGACGTAGTTCCCATGAGCGGGAACGGAGTAGATCGGATTGCCATTCTCGTCGTATCCGAGGATTACGCGCTTCGCCATGTCAGCCGCTCCACTTGAGGTCGATGCCCTTCGGCCCCTGGACCGTCGTCGATGTCACCGTCATCTGGCGGGTGATGAGATCCAGGCCGTCGATGGCGCGCATCTCGATCTCGAAGGTCGTCGGGTTTTCTTCCGCCGCTTTCCGGGGATCTCTGCCCATGGCCTCGGCTCTGGACATAATGGCGAGCTGCTGCGGATAGGCCATGTCGTATCCAACGCGGATGCAGGCGTAAGCTGAATCGTTGAGCTTGTACGGATTGACAGGCTGCCTGACAGGATCCCCGCCGACGGTGAACTGCACGTCCGCCGTTTCAGTGGTGAGGTTCGCATCGTCAGGATATGCGTAGCCGGCGAACGCCGGAGAGTAGCCCGGCCCGTTGTCCACCGGAGGCAGATCGGAATATCCGTTGGCCGCCGCAATGCCGATGGTCACGTCCACCTGATAGGTCTGGCTGGGGCCGTCCCACGTCTTGGTGAAGGCGATGACCTTGCCTGTGGCCGCGCTGCCGTCGGTCTGGAAATATTCGTGCTCGATCCGCAGCGCATCCTTTAGGGTCACATCGGCGAGATCTTCCCAGCGGCCGTTGATCGTGGCCTCAAGGCAACGCATGCGTTTCCGGAGCAACGCTCGGGCGCGAAGGACGAGATGCGCCGCAACTTCGCGGCCGCGTGGCAGATTGTAGAAGGACGGTGTCCGCTTATCCCGGATCGGCGCATCCTTCGGCACCCACTTCCACCGATACATGTCGGCGGTCTTGTAGGCGGCGTTCTCAAACTGCGGCAGCACCTTCTGGAACGCATCGTAGCCGGAGTTATGATCCTGCTGGCAAATCCAGGACTTGTCCTTCTTCACGACGCGATCGCCGACATAGTACTGTGTGTTTTCCATCCACGGCTCGGAAGGATCCGAGATGAGGCTGTCGAGGCTGATGTCCTGAAGATCCTCCTCCTTCCAGCCGAACATCTTGATATCCTGAATGTCGGCGTTCAGCTTGACCTTCAGGATTTCCCGGCGCGGCTGGCTGTATTTGTAGGCCATCTCGAAGGTCTTGGCCTCGAACTGGTACACCGACATCGGCACGACCTCCCAGAAGGTGTCGACCCAGTTGTGGTAGATCGGCTCGCCGCCGAAGGTGTATCCGACCTGCTTCTGCAGCAGGCGCCTTTCATATTTGCCTGTCTTCCACTTCCGGAGGCTCTGCGTGGCCGCGAGGCCCGTATGTTCGACATTGGCGACCGACCAGCCGCTCTGGCCGTTCTCGTCCTGGATGTCGAAGGATTCGGCCAGTGTATCGAGCTGAGAGAACGACCTCAGGCCGCCGACACCCTCAACGGGGGCGTTCACCGCTTGGGCGATGTCAACGATGCCGTTGGCCTCCTGCGTCCATTCCGCGATGCCCGTGATGGTGACTGAGCCGAGCGGAGGCGCGACCATGGCCACCGAGAACTTCTCGCGGTCGTGCATCGGGCCGATGTCGATCAGGCGCTCCCAATCGAGCAGATCGTTGAGCGAGAGCTCGTGCGTGATCGGATCGATATAGAAGGTGGCGCTGCGCGCGTTCAAGACCGTCTCGGGGCTGCGATAGGTGTCGCCGGAGATGAGCGGCTCCACATACGGCCTGAAGGACAAGCTTTTAGCGAAGAGTTCCAGCTTTCCGTCGACATCATCCGTGCTGTCCATGCCGTCGGGCTGTGCGAAGAATTCGATGGTGATCATTGCCTCTTCGAGGTCCGTCGGCATGGAATTCACAATGCCGCGGAACATCAGGGTCGGCGCGGATCCGTCGAGCGACACGGACATGTATCCGTATTGCGGACGGCTGGGCGCAAGGAGGCCGATGCCGGGATTCAGGGCGGTGACGGACAGGCGGCAGACCTCGCCTTCGGCCTGAGACAGCGCGAAGGACTCGATGTTGAGATCCAGGCGGGCGTGCAGCACCGGGTCGAATTCGACGTCGAGGCTGTCGACCCACGCGAAGAATGCCTTTGCCTGAACCGTCATGTCATTTTTCCTTGAATGTCATCGACCAGGAGACCTTCTGGCTCCATTCGCCCGTGTCGTGGTTTTTCCCGGTCAGGAAGGCCGTGATCTTCGGGCGGTACTCGATGAAGGTTGTCCGAGTAGCGTCGAGCGGAATCGTCATGACCCTGCCGATGCGCGACCATGAGGCCTTTGGCAGGATGGTCTTGTCGGAGAGGTAGACGACGATGTCGTCGTCTGACCACGGCGTGCGTTCTAGCGTCACCGAGGTCACGCCCGGAGCCGCCTCTTCAGGCCACGGCTTGATCAGCTTGATCGTGAACTCGTCGTAGTTCAGGCGAGCACCGAAGAACGTCGGTGTTGTCCAGTCGTCGCTGCAGGAGTAGGAGACGATGCACTTGTCCGTGCCGGGAACGCGCTTCGAGAAGCCCTCGTTCTGGACGTTGCGGCCAAGGGCACCGAACTCCTCCCAGTCGACACTTTCTTGAATCCCCCGCCCGGAACCGGGCGAGAGAAGTGGGCCGCCGAAGTCGACGACCGAGTTGGGGCGGATTGTCATGGATCACCTGCCTAGGATCTGCGCACGCTTGGCGGCCGCCAGCGGATTGGACAGTTTTGTCGCCGCGTTTGGGTCCTGCGTGATCGCATAGACGATGTCGCCGGAATCGATCTGGATCGAGATCGGGGTGCCGCCCGTGAAGCCGCTACCAGCCGTCGCGCCGGAAGCCGCCGATGTCGGCGGCACATACGCCCGCATGTTCGCCAGGTTGTCCGCCGTCAGCTTCCGATCCGCGACAGGAGTCGCGCCCAGATCCAGTAACTGAAGCTTCCTGTCCGTTGCGGTCTGCTGGCCGACGTCGTTTAGCGACTTCTTGTAGGCCGCATACATCTCCGGCGGCATTTCCTGCTCGGCGTTGAGCTCGGCCGTGCCGGGAGCGTCGAAGAGCAAGCCCCCCAGGCTGGCGAATTCACCAGCCTTTTCGAAGATGTAACCAACGGTCGCCAGAATGCCCTTCAGAATTCCGAGAAGGCCGTTCAGGGTAATCAGGACACCGTCGGAGAGACCTCTGACGAGGAAACCCCAGTCAATGTCGGGCTGACCGCTGAGACCTGAAAGATCAGCAACGAGACCGCGGATGTTCTCCCCGAGCTGCTCCAGCAGGGCGTGCGTTTCCGGCCATGCCTCACGGAAGGCTCCGTTGTAGTCCGTCCAGAACTTCTTGACGGCTTCAAGCGCGGGTCCGAACGCCTTTTCAAGGACGGCTGCCGTTTGCGGGAACGTCTCCTTGAACTTGTCCCAGGCCGCGCCGAAGATATCCTCGATCTCGTCCCAGTAGGAATACACCGCGATCAGGCCGGCGCCCAAAAGGAACGGCCAGCCGACCACGCCGAGCGCGAGAAGAGCAATCCGCTTCAACGGCGACACGAGCGTATCGATGGCGCTGAGCGCGACACCCATGCCAGCAGCAATGGTCTTTCCGCCCTTCGTGAACACCTCGAAGAAGCCAAGCGCCCAGCCTGCGGCCAGGATCAAGGCGACCTCGAGAGGCCCGTCGAGGCCGAAGTAATCGGAGATCGCGGTCAGGGTCGGCTCGGCGAGCCTGTATCCCTTGACGACCTGATCCCACATCCACCTGAAGATCTCACCGATGCGACGAACGCCATTGGAGACGGTTTTCGTCCACTCTTGGACGACGGTGGCATCCCTATTGTTCCAGAGCGCCCAGAAGTCCTTGATGGTCTGGATCAGGTAGTTCCAGGCCCAGACGACATCCTTTGCGATCTCGTCGCGGTGGTCGATCAGCCAGTTGTTGATCTCGTCCATCACCGGCTTCAGCACGGGAAGGACTTCCCGGGCGATGCTGTAGGCGATGCCACGGAAGACGTTCAGCAGCTTGAAGACCTCGGCGTTCAGGACCTTCATGTCTTCGACGAGCTTATCGTCCAGTTCAACGCCGAGTCTTTTGGCCTCCTTTTGGAGGTCGGTCATCCCTGCGCTGCCCTCTTCGAGCATCGGGATCAGAGCGCGCAGTTCGTTCGCAGTCCCGCCGAAGGTGTCGAGAAACGCGTTCTTCATGTCCTGCGTCGGAAAGCTGTTGTAGAGATCCGCAATGTCCTTCAGAACGTCGGCGGTGTCGCGCAGGCTGGCTCCGCCGTCGTCGGAGGCCATGATCTTCCGACCGAAGCCTTCAAACAGAACGCCCCCGGCGCTCTTGCCTGTCTTCGGATCCTTGGTGATCGTCCCGATCATCGTCTCGCGCAGCTTCTCGAGGCCCTTGCCGAAATCCTCGGGATCGACCCCGGTTACCTGCGCCGCGTAGCGCAGCGTCGAGAAGGATTCGAGAGAGGTGCCGACCGACTTTGCCGCATTGGCAATTTTCGTCGCATCCCAACCTGCAAGGCCGGAGATGGCTGCAATACCAGCAAGGACGGCGCCACCGCCGAGGGCGGCAAGACCACCAGCAAGAGCGCCGAGCAGACCCGCGATACCTACACGGAGGGCGGAGCTGCCGACGGCGGTGCTGAGTCCTTCGAGGGCCGACACGAACTTGCCGACGGAGCTGACGTTGCCGCTGAGGCTCTTGGCGATGTCGCCGGCCGTCCCGGTGATAAGGCGGCCGGTGGCCTTGAAGCCCGTGCCGACCTTGCCGAGACCCTCGGCATCGTTGATCCACTTGCGGATGGCGCTGCGGGATTTCTCGATCTTCTCGATTTCACCCGGAGCCATGAGTCCCATGGCGGACTTGACGCTGGCTGCACGGCGCTGCGCCTCAATCTTCAGGCGGGCTTCCCGCTGGATCTGCAGATCTTCCGGAAGATCGATCGAAGCCTGACGGCGATTGCGCGCGGCTACATGTTCCTGCTCGATCTGGCGAGCAATGGCGAGACGGTACTGTGCCTGACGACGCTCAAGGTCGCGCTGGTACGAAGCCGCCTCACGGCGACGGTTCTCGGCCTTGATACGCTGCAGGTGCTGCTCATTGGCCTGCTTTTGAGCGGTAAGCTTGTCGTCGAGCTTGGATAGGTATTCCGCCTGCCTCGTCTCACGGACTTTCTGGCGATCCTTCTCACGGTCATCGTCGAGTTCTCGCTCGCGTTTCTTGGCGGCGGCGATAGCGTCCTGACGCTTGGCGAAACGAGCATCATCCTTCTGCTCGTTCTCAACGCGACGCCGTTCCTTCTCAATATCGGTCGCATCCGCGCGGTCGACGCGGTTCTGCAGGCTGTCACCGTAACGGCCGCCCTCACGCTGCAGGTTGCCGGAGATGGCCGACAGCTTGTCGAGCTGCTCGTTGGAGATCAGACCACCGAGGCCACCATTCTTGCGAAGGTTGGCCACAGCGTCGTCAATCTCGGATGCGCTCCTGGCGACACCAAGGAGATCCTTGTCGGCGCTGCCCGCGAGCGTGCGCAGCGCGTTGCCGCCGCCCATCCTGAGGCTGTCGTTCGCCGCCTGGATCTGCTGCCGCATGGACGCGGCCTGATTGTCGAGCTGTTTCGCATAGGCAAGCGCCTGCTGCTGCTCGGACGTTAGGCTGCCGCCCTTCTTGACCTTGATGGAAGCCTGGATGGACTTCGACAGGGCCTCCAGCTTGGCAAGCTCGCGCTCGAGGTCCTTCACGTCCCGGGTGGCTTCCTTGGCCTCCCGCTCGATCGTGTCGAAGCCCTTCTTGGCGGACTTCTCGATCTGATGGAACTGACCGACGATCTCCTTGCCGCCCAGCAGCTCAAGCCGGGCGCGCAGCGTGTTCTTAGCAGCCATGAGGAGACCTCGTTATTTCTGTGCTCTTGCGAGCGCGGCACTGAAAAGGCCTGGAATCCTGTCCATCGCCGCCTCGGAGATATCCATGACGGAAAGGCGCTTCTGCTCGTGAGCCTCGCGCACCAGCTTGAACAGGAACAGGGTTTCATCGCCCTTCTTCGCTGTCAGGAAGAGGCCATTGTCTGTCTTCACAACCGCGGTAGGGCCGATACGTCTGGCATCATCGGTCTGAGAGAGACGACGATTCCAACCGCGGCCGATGCCGACGGTGGCAAGACCGCGCTTTTCGGCTTCCTCGGTCGGGATTGCCAGGAAACGCTTCACGGCCGGCCGTACGGTTTTCGGCATGCCTTCTTCAAAGATGTCGGCCCATGCAGGGTTCGCCTGAACCGTCACACCAGGACGAAGGGAGACATCGTGTCCCTTGGGATATGCCCATGCTCCGAAGGATTTTTCGAAGCGGGCCTTTCCGGTCAGCCTGTTCCGGAACTTCATGCGGACCTGCGCCCGCAACCTTGCTTGGGCGATGCGCGCGGCGCCGGCGAACGAATGCGTCGCCGCCTTCTTCAGCGGCGTTTGCATCGTGTCGTCGAAGAATTCCTCGATCTCGGGAAGCGACAGGGATTTGAACCGGAAGCCGAATCTGGAGAGCTTCGCCATGTCCGTCTCCTACGACCGCATCTGCTTGATCATCTTGGCGAAGGCATCCTTGTCGGCGTGATGTGCCATCCGGACGGCTTCGGCGAGGTTCGCCAGTTCCTCCTCTTGGCGCCAGTGACGGAGCTGCTCGAAGGCGGCGAGCTGCCGAGGAGTCATATCCCAGCAAGCCTCAAGACCCAGCTCGGGAGCCAGTTTGGCGATCAGTCGGCCGAGCCAGTGTTCGAGTCTGTCTTTCTCTTTGAAAGGGGCAGCTCGCTGATCGCCTTCCGAAAATTTGCGGTGGCCTCCGGCATGGTGTTGGCGAAGGCCTCGGAAATGATTCGGATCTGCCATTCGAGCGGCAGCATGTCCACCGCGTCGAAAGCATCTTCCCATTCATCTTCAGACTTGGGAGTCTCGTGCAGAGCATACAGGACGGCCTGATTGAGGCCGCCATTGCCGATAGCTTCGACGGCGCCCTCGACGGCAAGGGTGATGATGTCCTTCAGCGAGAACTCGGCGCCTTCGGCCTTGGCAGAGGCAGCCTTCTCTCGTACCTCGCGGAAGACCTCCTTGAGCTGGGGATGACCGTTCAACAGGTTGGCGATCTGTCGGGCCGAAAACCCATAGACGGCGAGCGGCTCGTTCTCCCCGAGTGTAATCTTGGTGCATGGCGTGGAAAGCGCCTTGAGAGTGGACATGATATCCTCCGGTCTGTCCTAAAGAAAAAGGGAGGCAAAGCGCCTCCCTCGATGTCGTGATGTGGCCGTGGCTTTAGGCCGCCAGCGTGGTTTCGTAGCCGAAGGCGTATTCGTCGGCATTGCCCATCGCCAGAGCCTTGGCCGTGTCGATCTGCAGGGTGCCCTCGATCTCGATGCCTGTGCGATCCGTGCCGATATAGCCGCGGCCGCCCGTCGGGGTGATGCGGGCCTTCCACAGACGGAGGAATGGCTTCTGCCCCTTGGTGGCGTTGCCGATATAGATGATCTCGGCCTCGATATCCGGGTTACCGCCGATGCCAGTGATCAGCCGCTTCGAAGCAGCGGTGATCTCGGCTGCGGTGAAGGTGACGGCGATTTTGGGGAAATCGGCGAGAGGCTGGATGAATCCGCTTCTCGTGTCGATCTGGTAGTCCGTACCGAGAACGAGCGTCTCCGGATCTTCCTCGTCCCCGTCGGTGACCGTGACCACAGTGAGGTCTAGCTTCTGCAACCAATAGAGCTGGTTGGCCTTAGCCGTCTCAATGGTGACCGTGGTCGATCCGCCGGCCGCCTGCGTCAGGGTGAGGTTGGAACCCATCACGCCGAGCGAACGGTTCAGGTTCGTGTGCTGCATCAGCGTGGCGCTGAATGTGACGTTGATTTCGGTGACCTGGCTGTCGGACGTGCGGGCGACACCGTAACGGTTGTCCTTACGCTCGTCGCGGGTCACGTCGATGTTCAGGACGAAGTTGTCCATGTCACCGAGTTCCTGGAAGTGCGTGTCATTGCCGAAACGAGCAAGCGCGAAGCCCTTGGAGATGACGTAGTTGCCTGCGATAGCATTGATATTCATGGAGATGCTCCTGATGTGTTGGGGAATTAGGGATCAAGGGGATCGAACTCGAAGGGGAGTTCGATGAGGACGATGAATAAGCCGACCTTGGCGGCACCCTTGCTGCGCAGGTCCGGGAAAGAACCGCCAGCCAGCTTCAGGCCGATGCCATTGGCACGGAGGAAAGCGCGTAGATCGGAATCGGCCCAAAGCGCCTGGATCATGCGGCGGTAGAGGCCGTTGATCAGGGTGCCCGGATTGCCTTCACCGCCCTGTATGAATCCCTGGATTTCGATCACGTAGGAAAGCGGGAAGGTTACGTGACGTTCGAGCGCGGCTTCCGGCCTGTCGGTCTCGCCGAGGATGTCGCCGTCGAACATCAGAAGCGCCGACGAGACGTTCTCATCGACCTCATGCTGCCTATTGCGCTCGATGAGTTCGACACCAGGAACACGCTCCAGCGCCGCGAACACGGCGGCAAGGACGGTCTCGCGGGAGGCTGAAGTCGGGTCTAGGAACATCATGCCTCCATGAGCTTGCATGCCCACTCTCCAGATCCCGGCGTACCCTTCTGAAGAGAACTGGAGATCTTGTAGGTCTTTGTTCCGCCCGCGTGCGGCAGTGTCACCGTCCATCCGGTGGGTGGATTGATAACGTCGGACTGCCGGAGCAGGATAACGGCATCCTCGGCGTTGATGCCTGCAGGCAGGATCGAGGTGGAACCACGATAGCCACGGGCTGCCGTGAGGTTGGTGCCGTCACGATGATCGAGGAACTTCAGAGTACGCTGGGCGCCGGATTTGTCCGTGAAGACGGCCTCCGGCGCCCAGAATTCGTAGGTCGGGTCGAGAAGCAGATCCTGCATGTCGATGAGCATGGTCAGGCCTCCTCGACGTTCTCAGCCTCGGCAACTGCTGGCGGCATGGAGCCGTACGGATTCGTGAAATCGTCGAGGCCTGCGTCGTAGATCCAGAAAAGGCCAACGTGCAGCAGCTCGTCGGTCTGTTCGATGAATCCGACAGCAGGGAGGTCGACGTAGCCGATGACGGTGTTGACGACCATTCCGGTGCCATCGAGGACAAGGTAGCGAGGTTCGGGCATCACACGGCCTCCCTGATGAAGTTCATCAGCTTGATGCAACCGTTTCCACCCGTTCCTGCAACAGCGGATCCGCCCGCGTCACCGGAGCCGCCGCCACCACCCGGAAAGCCACCATTTCCACCGAGGGGGTTGGCGTAGAGGGTCAGCGCTCCTACGCCGCCAGCTCCATAGGAGTCAGCGTAGAGAGGATTATGGTCAGCGCCTTTCCGATCAGACGCGACACCGGATGCGAACCCGCCGCTTCTTTGTCCGGCAGTGGTCAGGTAGCCTGAATGGCCACCTTCTCGAGGGTAATACGGCGTGGAGCTGCCGGGGGCGCCGCTTCCATTGCGAATGCCGCTCCCGCCCATGCCAGGGCCGCGCTGCGACACCGGACGCAGCCACTCCTTCGTGGCGCCGGAAAAGCTCGTGGACCAGCCTCGATATGTCAGGTCAGGGATCCCGGGATCCATTCCCTTGCCCAGCATCCAGCCGAATAGCTCTCTAAAATCAGCGATGTCGTTACCGCCCCTCGATACGCCGGAGGCAAGGACAGCGAAATTAAAGCCAGAGCCCCACGACGTCGTTCCACTCCAGTTGCCGGGAGTTCCGCCAGCGCCTACCACCATCGAGACGGTGTCAGGGAGTTCATGCAACCAGAATTCTTTGACTACGACGATGCCGGGAAAGCCGCCGAAGCAGCTCGGTGCTCCATAAGCTCCGCCACCGCCACCGCTGATGAAGTAGCCGCGCATCCAGATGTTGTTTGCGTTGATCTTGTCCGCATCGTCGGACAGGCCGAAATCAGACTTCAGGAGCGCGATATGCTCCGCCTTGCTCCATGTCCCGGACGATGTGATGAGACGATGATCGCCGCCGTCCGACTTGCGGCGGAGAAGACGATCGCGGATCGCCGTGAAGGAGATACCGCCAGATCCTCCGCCCGTCGGCGTAGGGAGAACCAAACCCATGTCAGTACTCCCATAGGTCAATGGTGAAGGTGCTGTCCGCGTCGTGGCCGGAGACCTTCAGAGGAACATCGCGCTTGCCATCGTCGAGGACGCTATGAGGCCAGAGCTTGTCCGGCAGGATACGGCTGAAGCCGTCGTCGGCGGGGACGAAGAACCGGATGGATGTGCCTGAGGGGACGAAGTGGAAGATGACGACACTGGTGTCCTTCTGCAGCGTATGCGTGGCGGTCAGCTCGGAGCCGGACACAGAAAACGATGCTCTGGTCAGCTCTGTGTATTTCCGAGGAAACGGCGGGATGCCAAGGCCGTCGCCATTGTGGTCTTCGGCGGAATAGACAACGCCAACCATCGCGGCCTCCTAGATATATGAGGAATGAGGAAAAGCGGAGCCGAAGCTCCGCCAATTAGGCTTCGGCAACGACGGCCGAGACCGCAACACCATCGAGACGGACTTCGACCGTGCCAGTGCCGACACCGACGATCACGCCGATCTTGTAGAGGCCTTCGTCGGCGGTATCCGTTACGGTTCCGTTGGTGCTGTCGACGTAGGCCGTTGCGAAGGCCGCGCCCGCGCCCGGCAGCGCATACACGCCGTCGGTGGAAAGCTCGTTCCTCTCGCCTTCGGCAGTGGTGAGGTTGGCAACGCCGAACAGGCTGCCGATGACATATCCTCGCCCGGAGACATAGCCTCCGGCGGGGGTGATTACCGAGATCGTCTTGCCCGGTGCGATGAAGTTCTTCATGGAATTCTCCTGATGGAAACGGTGTGGGGGATGGATCAGGGCAACAAAAAAGGGGCCGAAGCCCCTCGCTTTGCCAAAATCGGAGGTCGATCAGCCCGACTTCTTGACCTTGTAGGCGCCCTTGTCGCCGATGATGCCGAAGCCGAAGTCCTTGTAGACGCGCAGCTCCATTCCGAGGGTGTTCCAGCCCGGCTGAGTGTCCACCTTCGGACCTTCGCCGTTGTAGTAGCCGTGGACGAGGAAGGACGTGTCGGCCTTGCTGATCCAGCCGTACCAGGCATTATGCGAGGCAATGGCCTGGTCGACGATGATCTTGAACTTGTTGGCGAACACGTTCACGTCTCCGGTCTTCGTCGAGTAGACATCGGAGAGCAGCTTCTCGGTCGCCGTCTGGAGAGACGGATCGATCAGCAGGTAAGCCAGGTTGAAATTCAGCGGGATGTCGTCAGACTCGTAGGTCGCCATCACGGTGCGCATCGCCGACAGGATCGCCTCGTCCGGAGACGCAACGGCTGTCGCATGCAGGTTCTTGTGGTCTGCGTGGAACACAGCCTTGTTGTCGCGCTTCAGCTTCGGATTGGAGCCAAGGTAATCGTAGACCGCCTTGTTCTCCTGAGCAGCGATGCGGCGCCCCATCTTGCCGAAGTGCTGGCTCAGATAGCCAGTGCTATCGTTGGCGAGCAGTTCGCGGGACACGTGAATCTTGATCGCCTTCGTGTCGACGCGCGCCGTTTCCAGCGTGCCGTCGTCGATCGATGCAGACCTGATTTCTCCGCCTTCTCCGAGCCTCTGGAGAGCCGGGAACTCGGATCCGGTCAGGAATTCCTGATCGCGGAAGTCGGTGAAGTCGATCTGGCTGGACAGCTCGCGGAACGTCGCAGGTGCTGCGGCGTGGTCAGCGACAACCCTCCTGTGGATCACACCGCCAAGCATGTTGGGGAAGTCCGAAGTCGTGTGCAGCGCACGCTCAATGAGGGCGGCCTTGCTTGTAATCGGACGTTCGCCGCGGGCAAGCAGCACTTCGTGGTAGCCCTCCATCATGGAACGGCCCATGAATTCGAGAGCCTTTCCTTCCGGCCTGACGGCCTCAGGGGAAAGTCTCGCGGTAAGCGCGTCCTCCCATGCCCGGGCGACAACGTTCGGATCGTCGTAGCTGAAGCCAACGCGGATGGTGGATGCCGTTCCGGTGGACTGGCTACGCTCGGCCAGCATGCCGAGCATGCGGAAGCCAGCATCGGTTTCGCTGAGACCTTGGGCAACCAGGGCATCGACGGCAGCGGCATCAATGCCATGCTGAGCGCCAAGGGTGCGGATGGCGAGGCCACGAGCGCGGTCGGCCTCAAGGGCGCGAGCGATCGCAGCGTTCACGTCAACGGGCGTGGCAGCGGGAGCTGCGCGGCTCTCAACGACCGGAGCCTGCGTCTGCGACTCGGTCTGAATATTCGTGGGAGTGGCGTTTCCGCTCATATGGGATTCTCCTGTTTCGGATTCGGGGGTACGGTTGAGGATCAGGTGGCAGGGGTAAGCCGACGCGTCGCCATCCGAGCGGATGGTCGTTGCCGCAGCGTCGGCAGGAACCGAGACCAGACTGATCTCGAATGGCTCCCAGTCGGTGGCCGTCAGGGTCGGGATCTTCCCGTCCTCGCGGCTTTCGAGCAGAGCGTGGATGCGGTAGCCGACGGAGACGCTGCGGACGATGCCCTGTCGGAGCTTGTTGAGGATGGCCTCGGCTTCCGGCGTGCCCGTTTCCATGCGGAACTGGACATATGCGGCACCGTTCTCGATCCAGTGCTTTTCGACAACGCCGAAAGTGTTCCTGACACCCTGTTCGTGATCGAGAAGGATCGGCAGCGCCCCGGTGTCGAGGCGAGTCGTCCGGATGTGGCCGGCTTGGATCGACAGGACTTCGATGAAGTCCCCGTAGTCCCAGTTCCACCTACGGACGGAGGCGCCTGTCGAGTAGCAGGCGATGAACACGTTGTCCGGTTGCCCTTCGGCTGGCTGGGCACGCGTGATTTCGGCCTCGCGATACACGGTCGCGAGGTTCAGGTTTCTAAGCATATCGGTCATCAGGCTGCCTTTTTCTGCCGCTGTGGAGGCTTAGCCTCGTCGTCGTTCGGATCGTCAGGGGCGGCATCGGCTGCTCCCGCTGCGGCGCGCTTCTTGAGCGTCTGGATGAACGGATGCTCGACCTCGTCGCCGAACCTGCGCTTCAGACCTTCGTCTTCGACCGCGATGGCATCCATGTGCGTATCGAAGTCCTTGCCGTCGGCAGCGAGGCTTTCCACGAAGTTGGAGAGACCCATCTCGATGCTCGCCCTGACCGCTGCGCCGTCCTTTGCAGGATCAACCAGATCTGGCGGGTCGAACGTCGCCTCGGCCTTGTAGGCTCCGGTTTTCAGCAATCCGGTCAGATTGGCCGCTTCGATGAACCACTGGGCGATGATCTCGGCGCCAGGGCGGATGTTGACGTTCTGCTTCTGGCCGACAGAGCGGTTGAACTCCATCTTGCCGGATCGAAGGGACGAATAGTTGGCTCCGGTGAGATCCGAATATGCCTGGTCGTAGGTCAGTCCCATGCCGATTGCCGCCAGACGAACGAGCGTCTGAACGAGCATGTTGTGGCCTGAGCTATTCGACGGATCGATGGCGGTGACGGAATCGCCCGGTCGGGCGTAGCGCATGATCCCGGGGGAAATTTCCTCGTAATCCTCAATGGCGCCCGACTGGCTGTTCTCGATCGGCGTATTCTGCGTTCCGGGGCTGGAACTCGTGATGATCAGGCTGAAGCACGCCTCGATCTTCGCCTTCATGCGCAGCGCGTCGAGGTATTCCTTGAGGTCGTGCAGGGAATCCAGAACCGGATGGAACCAGGTCACACCGCGGTTGTGGTTCCTGTCGCGGACGAACATGTGGATGATCTCGCTTGCCGGAACCCGGCGCGACATCGCTCTGTTTGCCCATCCCTTCCACGTGCTTTCGCCGGGGTGGCTGTCGAAGATCCAGTATGCGACCCGGACATCGGGATATCGCTTATCGAACTCGACACCCATGATGATTGGGTTTCCGTTCTCGGCCTCGCCATTCTTTCCTTCGTCGAGGAAATCGGGCTCGAGGACCTGAAGTTTCAACGGAACCTTCATCTTCGCAAAGTCCGGGTGGTCCTTGCCGATCCACACTCGGCGGATCAGGACTTCGCCATCCCGAACGAGCATGGTGACCGCCAGAGACAGCAATCCGGCCAGCGATGTCAGCCCGGTGGAGTCGCAGAGCGGAGAATTCGCCCATTCGGCGAAGATCTTGTTCTGGATCGCCGCCACTCTGGGCGATACACCTTCACCTGCAGAGAACGTGACGGTCACGCCCTTGCCGATCAGGTGGTTGACCCAGAGTTCTACCATGCGCTTGGCCAGCTCGTGGTCGCGATACTGCGCCCTGGCTCTCGCCCTCATCCTGACCATGTATGCGCCGGTCAGAGTGTCAGGGCCTAGAGTGGTGGCATTGCGGTCGTCGCGATTGCGCGAGATCTGCCCTGCTGCGTACCGCTTTCCGCTGGAGGCCGAGAGAGATATGGCGGTGCGGGCGACGCTTCTCCGAAGGCCAGCCTCCGGGTTGAAGTACATGACCGCCTTGTCGACGATGTTAAGGTGCATCTGTTGACCTCACTCGTTGACGAAGCGGACTTTGCGGTTGAAGGATGTAGGCCGTCTGGAGACTTCGGCCTCCATCAAAGCGAGACGGCTCTGCATCGCCTCGAAGGTGTCGAAGGTGATCATGCGACCACCTTCCATGCTCTGCTTCACGCCGCTGGCCATGGCCTTCTTGAGGCGGTCGATGTCGGCTTGTGTCCAGGCCATTCGACCTCCTATCTGCGTCCACCACCGAACAGCCACGACTGTTGCTGACGACGCTGCTTCTGTGCTGCTACTGGCTTGGCCGGCTGCGAATCCGGATCGGCGCTGACATCGTCGGCGCGCTGCGTGATCTTCGGCTGTTCCGGCTCCAGGGGCATGACGAAGGCGGGGTTGCCATAAATCGCCTCAAGTGCGACCCACTGGGCTTCCGTCCATTTTTCCATGTCTCTGGCGATGGCCATGGCGCGGGCGTAGCACCAGCAGTCGAGCATTTCGTTCGCCCCGGTCTTCACCCATTCGGCCTTTTCGGCATGCCAGTATTCGGCGACCAGCTCCTTCAGGGTGCCTTCGTCCAGCCACTTCGGGATGTGGACGTAGCCCAGAGGATACGGCTTGTCCGATTTGGAAGGCTTTTCGAGGCGCAGCAGACCATAGAGTTCCTGCTTCAGGACGTGGCCGCCGATCATGAACACACGCACTTCCTGCGTCTTCGCCTTGGCACCCTGCTTGTTCTGCAGTTCCATGGTGGTCGAAGCGGAGATCGGCGGGGCGTTCAGGTTCTGCGAGCCGCGGATTGGAACGAACTTGTCCAGCCCCATCTTCCTGCACCAGTTGTAGGCAGGACGGGTGGCGAAGGCGACGTCGACCGCGGTGCGTTCAAGGCCGAGCATGCTGATTCCGTTCTCGTGCGACCACTTCCGATGGACGAACTCGGTCAATTCATCCCAAACCTTCGCCTCATATGGCGACCCGATGAACTCCTTGTGTTCGACCAGCCATGACGATCCGCCGCGGCCATGCGCCCACACGAAGCATTCGAGACGGCCACCGTCGGCAGCCTGGATATCCACGGCGGCGGTCAAGAAACAGCCACCGTAGGGAACGATGCCCTGCTTCCAGTCGTCGCGACGGTCGGAAAGGATCTTCCAATCCGGCTGATCGCCCATGACCCGCCAGACCTCGCCGAGCGTGGTGTTGACGAAGGTCTTGAAGGTCACCGGAGACTTGTAGGAATCCAGGAATTTCTCGACCAGATCAGGCCACTTGGCGTTCGGCTGCAAGGAATAGAGGGCGTTGATGTGGAACCCGGCATGGCCGGTGCGCTCGTAGACCTCGGGGAACTGTGCGATCCACTTGCCGTTTTCGAGCATCCAGAGCTTCTTGGCCTCCGGGATCCGGCAACCCTTCTCGCACTGATACCAGTATTCCGTCGGCGCCTTCTTGGGGAACCAGTGGAGGCCGGAATCATCCTTGCCGCCATTTCCCCACACCAGCACCTGCATGTGTTTGCAGGTCGGGCAAGGAACGTGATAGCGGCGCTGATCAGACTCCAGGAAACGTCGGTTGATCTTGCTGACAGCCTCGTCCGTTGGCGTGCTTCCAGCGATGTTGCGCGGATCGTAGCTCTGCAGCAGTCGTTCTTCGGCGAGCTTGCTCGGGTCACCGTCGACACCCGCTGTAATAGCGAAGCCGTCCATCTCGTCCATGATAAGGACATCGACATCGAGATCGCGAAGGCCGTTCGGGGATTCGGATCCGACACCCTTGATGAAGCCTCCGGGGAAGTATTTCTCGGTGATCGTGTCGCGCAGCGCGCCGAAGACCGCCTTGCCGAGGCTCAGCGACTTCATGATCGGCCAGCTCAGAACGAGGGCGACATGCTCCTTGAAGAACTTCTGCGAATCCTTGATCGTCGGGCGGACCATCAGGATGTTGCGTGGATCGTGCGCCGTGAAATAGCCGAGACCTGCGAGGATGGCCTGCGTGTAGCCGACACGGGTCGACTTCATGACGGTCATCTTCCTGGTCCGCGGATTGTTCATCTCGTCGAGCCATTCGATCTGGAATGGCCACGGATGGTATCGGCTGCCGTCCTTGAGACGGGCATTCGTCGCCCACTCCGAGATCCGGATGCGCTTGGGCGGCTTGATGATGGCGAACGCCTTGCGGATGTCAGCGGCGACCTTATCGCAGCCGACGAACAGGGTGTCCGTGACGCTAGTCCTGGTCTTCGAAGTCGACTTCGATGTCGTCCGCCGTGACTTCCCTGCCGATCGTTTCGACGGGCGTGGACGCGAGTTCGTCGAGGGCTTCTCTGATGCGGTCATCGAGATACTCCCGAAGCACGAGCTCGTCCTCCATCACGATCATGGTTCCGGCATGCTTCTTCGAAATCTTGAGAAGGACCGTTTTCACGCGGGTGAAGGCACCGGAGACGGCCAGTCTGAGATCTGTGCGTTCGACGAGTTCTCCGAGCGTCTTCCGCTTCTTGATCCTCGCCAGTTCGATCTGCTCGATGCGAAGGAGAGCGAGCTGCACATCCGGATCGCGGCTGTCATCGACAGGATCGTCGGAAGGCTGGTTCTCGGCGCGGCCGGCAGCGGCTGCGCGGAGGTGTTCGATGTAGGCTTCCCGGCAGATGTCGAGGTCAGCCACCGTGAGGTTCGACTGGTCGACCGTTGCAGGGAAAACACCCTTTTCGAAAAGCTCCCGTACCTTGCGGCTGCCCCTTCCGAGAAAGAGGTGTCTGGCGAGAGCTTCCTGAGTGAGCTTCTTCGGCCTTTTGTCGGAAATAGTTGACATTGAGGGCGATTTGGTCGGTTTTTTCCGACTTTCCTCAGTCATCGAATCCTCCGTTAGGGAGAGGCTGGAGGTCGCCAAATGCGGCGGCGGCTCCCCCCTTATGAAAAATCCCGGAAATTTTGCAGGCGCGGTCGTCCGCCCCCCGTGATGCTTTGAAGGTCGGGGAAGAACCTATTCGTTTCCTGATGCCGACCGTCTTCGATAGGCCGCGCGAATGGCCGGAAACGGCGCGTTCAGCGCGTCTGCGTCAGCGACCTTAGACGAGTGCCAGCACGATGGCAGATGCACTGGATGCGCCACAATCTGGCCTTCGCTGACATGGTGCGTTCTCCCAGTCTCAACGATCGTCGAGGATTGGAGGCATGGGGTGCGGCACCTGGCGTGACTGGCGCCTGCAGCCTGCAGAAGGATTCGAAATGAAGCCGCCGCGAGCCAAGGGGGAGGACGAGGCCGGCGGCGGCGATCCGGGGAGACGCGATGTCTACGACCCGGAAACGCAAACGCCCCGAGCCGGGGGCGGCATCGGGGCGCTATTTGTGCGAATACTGAAAAGGTGACCTTCGTGGCCGGATGTGTCAAGCGCCGGCGGAAATCGTGGATTCGAGGTCGAGGTGGCAGCGTGCCCCGGAAACGAAAAAAGCCCCCGGAGGATGACCTCGCGGGGGCTTGGGGTTCAGCGTTCGTAGTCGTCGTATGCACAGGTGAGGCATCATGCGAGAGCGTATGCCCGACGCGGTGTCGCCCGGGCTTCCAGAGCTTCCTCCCTCTGGAGGGCGTGCAGCGCGCGGCGGCCGTGGCGATCGATGTATTCGTGAGCGCGGCTTGTCCACGCGCACCAGTCCATGAATCGATGCTTTTCCGCTGTCGTCTCCGGCCTGCCGACCGCAGCGGGTGGAATCGGCAGCCGCTCGCCCGAAGACCGATCGACGAAGCCGGCGGCAAAGGCCTGGCTGTCGGCGACGTGCTCCGGCAGCAGACCGTCCTCGTCGAGCAGCTCGCGCAGCTCAAGGACTCGATTCGACGTCGAGACCCAGACGACGGCGACCAGGCCGTTGGCTTCGCGCTCGAGGTGCATGTGCGTGACCCTCGTCGCCCTGGCTTCTGCGGCTTCGGCCGCGCATATGTGTGCAGTGTCCATTTCAGTTCTCCCTCTTTTGTTGACACCGGAAGTATCCGGTGGAGCGATGCCGCTCTATGACCCCTGCAGCGTCGGCAGAGGTCAGGGTGAGGCATCATGCGGCCGCGAGAATGTCCTCGGCCCAGGCTTCGGTCACCTCGACGAACCGCGCCCAGCCGTGGTCGACGGTGTCAGCGCTGTCGACCAGCTCCTCATAGTCCGGCGCGAAGAGAACGCTTTCGAGGGCGCGCACATGCATGACGAGAGGATTCTTGAGGTCCTCGAGGTCGGGCTCGCTGTACGACAGACCCCGGAAGATCCAGGCTCGGCCGATGCCGGCGAGTTCCGTCTGTACCACCCGCTCGAATGCCCAGAGCACGGCGCGCTCGATGTCCGACAGCGTGTCGTATGACTGGCCGAACGGCAGATGAACGCGCAGCGTGGGGCGATGGACACCGACGGCGCAAGTCGCCAGGATGTCCTCGTCGTCGGTCAGGTAAACTTTTTTGATCGCGTCCATGTGTGTGTTCTCCCTCGTTTCATGGATTTGGTGAGTTTGTCCGGTGTGCGGATGCCACTCGTTATCGCCTCCGGACATGGTGCCGGAGGCGATAAAATGGGGCATCAAGCGGCGATTTCGGCAGCGCGGTCGTCAAGCTCGTCGCGGATCGCCTGCAGCGCAACGTCAAGCTCGTCGCCCTCGGCCTCGAGCTTCTTGCGCATCTCGAACGCCTCTCTCAAGGAAAGTGGACGGACGTGGTACACTACGACATGCAAGTCGTAGTGCTCGCTGCGCTCGTCGAGCAGCTTGGCGTATTCGTCGGCCTCGCGGCGTGAGCCGTAGCCGTAGAAGGCCGTTTCGCCTGCCGGCGCGATTTCCCACCAGCCGCTGTCGGCATCGTCTTCGATGGCCTCGAGGGCATCTGTCGCGTTGTCGAAAGCGTTGACAACCTTGAGAAAAAGCTCTTCTTCCGTCGGCGCGCAGAAGACGGTCGACGTCCATTTTTGACGGCCTGACCGCGCGGCGCGCGTGAAGATGACCATCCAGCCGTCCTCGTCTTCTCGGATTTCGAACTCGGCGCTGTCGTATGTCAGCAGTGCCGAGGCGGCCTCGGCGAGCGTCAGGCCGACATCGATAATGCGGCCGTCGAGGCGTGTGAGTGCGTATTTTGTCATGTCTTGTCTCCTTTTTGGGGTGTTGGCATTCCGGGTGATCGATGCCGATCTATGACCCCTGCGCTGTCGGCAGGGGTCAGGGCTGGGCATCAGGCGGCATTGTCAAAAATGTTGCCATTTCGTTCCTCCGCCGAATTTCGGCGAGGAATGACATCGAGCCCGAGGCTGCGGATCCTGTCCGTCAGCTCAGAGATGACGGCTTTCCGGAGTCGGCTGAGGGCTTCCTCCGACGGCGCCCGAGGGTTGCTCGGCTTGTGCCAGCCGCGCAGCGTGTCGACGGACACGCCGAGGAGCCTGGCGAGGTCGTCGAGGTCATGCCCCGACGACAGCTTGCGGAATGCGCTCTTGCGGTCGGCGGCGGTCATCATGCGGCCTCCGGAGTGTCCGACCGCAGCCAGAGCGCTGCGTGTTCTACGACCTGCTCATCCGTCATGGAGATCGGGAGGCCAGCGATGAAGTCCGCGAGACCGTGCCATCGCGCATCGCGATAGAGAGCCAGTGCGTCTCGCGACGCGCCGAAGAACTTCAGTACATCGAGGATTCCTGAGACTACCACCGCCTCGTCAGAGTCTCGTTGCCCCTGAACCGCAGCCATGCGAGATACCGCACAGACAAATTGGCGACGGCTGTTCCGGAGCAGTCGCATCCAGACACGTCCATGGATCCCTCCATCGAAGCGCTGGGCCGCGATAACTGAACCCTTGAAGCGAAGTGGTGAGCGGTCTGTTCGCGGGATAATGTGAGTTTCAGTATAGGTGCTCATGTGATTTCTCCCAGTTTTGAGCGTGACCGGATGGAAGTCCGGGGGCGATGCCGCCCGGTATCCTCTCCGCCAGCGAAGACGGAGGGGATAAAGTGGGGCATCAGGCCGCGGCGGGCAGCGGGGCGAAATCCTCGGCGTCGAATTCCTCGACCTCGAGGACTTCTGGCCCGCGATTCCAATGACCGCGGTAGCGTGTCAGGTTGACGCGGCCGGCGAGGATTCCCTTGCGGTCGTGTGCTGTGTCGCCGCAGACATCGAGCAGCTCGGCGACGAAGGCGGCGGGGTCGGGACGCTCGGCGTGACCGTCGTCATCCATCGATCCCTGACCGTCCTCCGACACCCACGAAGCGCACCAGAGTGCGTCGAGCGACGCGTAGTCGCGAAGGAAGCGATCACGAAGAGCCTGGGCTTCGCGAAGTGCTGCCGTCTTGCGATCGTCGGAACGGTAGTCGCACGGGATGCTGACGGAATATCCGTTGTCTTCGAGCCATTCCGTCATCTCGGTGCGGATATCGGCAGCACCCTCGACGTCGAATGCGAAGAGGTTGCTGCCGGCGCTGTCGCAGAGCGCGACGCGGGCCGCGACGACTCCGGCGCTCGGAAAGAAGCCGATTTCGAAATCGACCCAGTCACAGATGTGCGGATTGGTGACGCTGACGAGTGCGAGGCCGCCGTCGAGGTTTTCAATCTTGTATGCGCTCATTTGATTTCTCCCTGTTTGTTGAGCGTCCGGGGTGATGCCCCGGGAGGATGTCCCTCGGTATCCGTCGCAACATCGGCTGCGGCGGATAAAGCGAGACACCAGGAATCCTGATGTCAGGAGAAAATGAGTGGTTTTACGATTTCAAAGATCTCAGTGCCGAGGCCCTGCCAGACCCGCTTGCGCTCCGTCTGTGATTTAAGGATGTGCCGTCGGCTCGGCTCGCACAAGTGTAAAAGTCGGCTTTTCGCCAACTTTTTCAGTGTAGTTTTTGTAGCAGTAGTAAATCCTAGTCGACGTAAACAAATTTTTTACCATCGAAGGTGCCGGAAGATCGCCCTGTAGGGCTTCCAGGGATCGCATTTCGCCGGCGACGAGAGCCGTGAAGGCGGCACATCAAGAAACTCACACCCTTAAAACCTGCTGACAAATTCATGATTTACCGCGTGAAATCAGTTCGTTTTCGGATGTCGGAATTTCCACCGGCGGAAGCGAGGCTTGCTAAACTGGAGTCACCGGCGAAGAGCGGATGTATGACGGAGAACTCCGTTGAATTGTTGACAATACTTTTGATGTTTAGGCAACAAATCTTGTCATTACTCCAGAAGCAGCCGAAATCGACGTCGATCGTCGAAGGGGCATGAAGAACGCGCCCGGACATGCAGCCGTCCACCCACACCAGCATATGCACACAGACAGGCCGGCGCAGCCGCCCAACGATCCTGCAAGAGAGCGCAGGCCTGCATCCCGCGCGCACCTATATTAATTAAATGTGCGCGCGTTCGTGCGTGCGCGCGCCCGGGTGCGTGACGTCGTCGTCGACATGAATGGTGACGGAAGGTCACTAATGACGAAGCCGGAGACGATGCCCCGGCTTGTCGGATTCATGGAGATGTTCGTGAAGGGTCAGGCGGCTCGCCGGGCATCGACCACACCGCGGCGGTAGGCCTTGGCTCTCGTCTTCCAGTGTTCGTAGGCTGTCTGGTATTCGGGGAGTGCCTGAAGCTTCTCGGCCTTGACCAGGACATCGTCGAGGGCCGAGAGGAATTCTCCTGATTCATAGGTGGCGGCAACGTACAGGTGTCCGCCCGATGCCTTGTAGGCCACACCGACGCTGATGTCCGGATCCTCATCAGCAACATCGGAGACGTTCTGACAGAAGAACACCTTGACCGGGATTGTGATCTCCGCGTGGAAGGTCGTATCGTCCACGGCGACATGCCACGGCATGAAGTTGTCGATGTTTCCGGTAAGGGCGCCGGACTCGTATTCCGGATTGCGGATGGGATAGAGATCGGAGAAATCCAGACCCCCCTCCCGGTCAAAATTTCCAGACCCCCCTCCCGGCATCTTTTCGGCAGCACCCCGGGGGGCGTTTTCGGAGGGTGGGGTGGCGGCTGTCTTCTCTTCCTCCATCAAAGCAGTCTCGAGATCCCAGATGTCGGAGTAGGCCCTCATGAACCGGTAAATCGCCTTCTGGCTGTCGCCGGCGACGATCTGCTCGGCAATGACCTCGAGCCTGTTCCTGATGATGGTCGCATTCGTCCGCTTATTGGTCCTCACAGCCGCATTCCATTCCTTTGCGAGCGCCTTGGCCGATGCATCGGAAAGGCGATCTTGGGCTTCCTTCAATTTGAAGGAAAGAAGGCCATAGATTTCGTAAATCTCGTGGCGGCTCTGGTAGGCGATGCCACTATGACCGACAGCCACGTGCAGGCTGTCAGCTTTGATCGCGACCTCGTATGCCTCCACCTTCTCCTGCAGCTCCTTAACTTCTGCGATGGTCTGCCTGAAGGTCTCGATGTCTTGAATAGTGGCCATAAATCAATCTCCTCCCGTTGAATTGGCTACTGAATGATTTGCTGCCGATTCCACCGGCGCAATGGATATCGGCATCGTTGACAACAAGCCCGGCGCGCATAAGGTTCTCGCGACAACTCGGGGATGGGAATGGGAAGCAAGTCGCAGGTGAGATCGATGCAGCGGGGAGCGCAGAAGCGCGACCGGGCACCGATGTCCAAGGGATCCGACTACGGGAAGGTCGCCCCGACGATCCGCGAGGAGGATCGCGCCCATCTCGGTTTGACGGAGGCGGCGGCCGAGAAGATGGCCACCACGCTGACGGAGAAGATTCGCGGATACGCTCGGGCGGGATTCCGCAAGCCAGCCGATGTCTCTCGGCTTCTGAACAAGGAAGGCATCAAGACGGCTGCCGGATCCGAATGGAATCCTCGGATCGTCTATTTCTTCCTCGGCCGCATCTTCGGGGACAGCCCCCGGAAGCCGAAGGCACCGCTGCCGACGACACCCAAGCTGCCGGATCAGAACAAGTTCGAGCAGGCGCGACAGAAGGCTCATAAGCAGCGTGCCAAGGAAGCCGTTGCGACACCGAAGCCGGAGCGGCCTCCGAAGACTATCAAGATGCGGGCGCCGTCAGCTCCGGTGCCGTTGACCGCTGACGAGATGGCGGCGCGGCTGAAGGCGCTGCGGGATCATTTCAACGCTTGATCGGCCATTCGGTCATCACCTTGAAGCCATCGAGCCAGTCCTGCCACAGCAGCCGCTTCGATACCGCTATCAAGATGGCTTGCTGAAGCGACGGGGCTTCCGATGGCACCGAAGGATGGGAGGCCGTCTCCCGCCACCAGATGATCTTCTCGCGCTCGGGATTGAAGTCCGGAGCATCTCCCAACTCCCATTCCCAAGGATCGATCACTTCGCCATCGGGCGCCACGAAGTGATCGATGAAGTCGAAGTCACCCACGTCGTAGAACGCGGAGACCTTCCAGCCGCCCCGAGCATCGAACAGGATGTTGGCGCAATCGTTGTCGCGACGATACGACGGCATGTTCGCGCTAACGGCGACATCGAGCAGGAAGTCTGCGGAATACTGGGTGGGGTTCATGTATCCTCCTTGCGGTGCCACTTGCGATCATGTTCCTCGGCGGTTTCGAGCGTGGGGAAGGTAACCGTCAGCGTGATGCCGTTCTCCAGGTCGAAGTCATCGGTGACGTCGACTTCGGCGCCGCCCGAAAGGAAAATGATCGAGGTGACCGGAATACTCCGACGGAGTTCTACGGGGCCATCGCCGGGGAGCAGCGCGATCGCCGTGCCAAGTTCCTTCCATTTGTCGGATCCATCGCGGCGGACGTAGGCTTTTCCGGGTTCAAATTCGACGTCGTCGCTCATGCCCCACCTGCCTTCACGACACCGGCATCAGACATCCAAGCTGCCACGTAGGCCTCAGCGGCAGCCTTCGCCTCGTCGACTGTGGGTGCGTGGACGAAATAAGGAGTCTTGCCACGTCCGGTAGGTATGCCAAGTACGCTCCAGGCGGCACCTCTGGGGCCGTCGAAGACATCGACCACCACGATGTTCCCGAGAAGGCCATCGTGTAGCGGCCCATTCTGCTCCCACTTGATCATGCGTCCTCCTTCCCGGCATCCGCGGCCTTGCCGATGATCTTGTCCATCATCTTCAACATCCTCCTGCCGTGCTCCAGATCGCGAATGATCCTGCGGGCGAAATGAAATTCGATGAACAGCAGGGATGCAGTCAGCATGACGGTGGTGGTCCATACGGATTCGAAACCGACCAGCCAGAGCAGAGACCAGGTGATGGCGTTCAGGACTGCAAGTACGCCGTTGAAGGTGAGGAAGAGACCGACCCAGAGAACAGGTGTCGGTGCATTAAGAACGTCGAGCTTGATCACGCCGCCTCCTTTCCTGCCGGAAGCCAAATGATCTCAGGCCGGCCGCCGCAATAGACATCCATGGCGATGGCCGCCTGTACGGCGTTCTCCAAACGCTGCTCCGGTGTCCAATCCAGCGTGGACGTTGCCCACAGGGATCCGAGAGCGACCGTGCCGCCGCTGCCTGTCGCCATCCAAGGGGCGTTCGACTTCACCACCGCGAAGTCGCAGTCGACGATGAAGATCTTGCCATGATGTCCGACGACGATGCTATGCCAAGCAGACTCCACGCCCTTGCTGTTCTCGAGTTGCCCGCCGTTCTGAAGGCAGAGGCGCATGGCGTTCACGAACTCGGTCGCCATGAATTTGTCTATGTCGACATCGGGATGGCGCTTGGGCGGCTCGAACGAGTGCCGCAGAAGGTTGGTGATGCGGACGGTGCCGGAGACCCCGATCAGGAAGTCTCCGTTGCGGAATACCTTGTGCGATTCCTGGATGAACTTCACGAAGCCGGATGACTGCTGATCGGAGGCCATCCAGATGTTACCGTTCTCGACGATGGAGGCGATGACCGTCATGCCGCCTCCCTTTCTGTCGCATCCTCGGCGACGAGCGCTGCCGTTCCGGCGAACTGGACATCCTTGCTGAGACCCAGCTCATGGCGGCCGGCCAGCGCCTTGTTGAACGCATCGGCTTCGAGGACATGGAGAGCGAGCCGGCCGTAGGCGCCGACGAGATCCGCGTGCTTCATGCCGTGACGGACATCGTGGGCCATCTTCCGGCGGAGAGCGCGGTTGGCGATCGGCAGCGTCTTGAGCTTGTTGCCGAGTCCCGGGACCGGCCGCTGGACGTTCAGGATTCGATAGCCGTCGATCTCGCGCTGGATCCTGCGCTTCTTGGCAAGATCGTCGGTCTCGGCGAGCAGCGCGCGCAGCGGCGCCGTCTCCGATGCTTCCTGTTCTGCCACCTTTGCGTAGAGGTGATTGGTGGCCGCCCGCTTATGCAGGATATTGGCGCGCCGGAGCAGCTCTGAACCGCGCTTGAAATCGGCCTGGGCCGAGCGCGTCTGATCCGTCGCATCCTTCGCTGCGTTCGCGAGAACGTTCACGATGGCCTCGTCTTCTGCGGTCTTTCTGTTGATTGCTTCCAAGATTTTCCTCCCAATTCTTGTTTTGTTCTCAGGCAAAGTTTCGCCGCACCAGCGCGGCCTTCGGGGGCATCGCGTAGATGGGCTGATCGGACTCCGGAGGGACGAAGGATTCGTTCTCGTAGACCGAAATTCGTTGATGGTTCTGCCTCTGCCGGAATCCGCGCAGATCGGCGTAGAGGTCGAGGCCCTCATTCACGAGCTCGGTGACCTTGTGGCGGCTCAGGACGTGGCGCTGCGCGATCTGACGGATGGAATTGCCAAGGGCGAATTCCTCGGCGAAGACGGTGTGGATGCCCTTGCGGGCCGCGTCGCAGCGCCAGGCATCGCGCCACATGCGGCGTTCGATGTTTCGCTGCAGAGGGATCTTCTCGTGGTGGCCCGACGAGGCGCCGCCGCCCATGCCGATGCGGACGATGTCCAGGCCCTGCGCCCCGACCCCTTCTTCGAGGGCAGCGCGGATTTCGAGGCCAGCTTGTGCGCGGTGCGGTTCGAGGGTGGCGGAGAGAAGCGGATCCGGCGTGATGCGGGCGCGGGTCTGCAGCGTGCCGCGGTCGAACTTGTCCTCGGCGACGGATGTCACCGCGGCGTTCTTGCCTTTCCGACGCTTATGCTTGGCTGCCATTCCCGAGGTCTCCCATCCCCTGAATAGGAATGGTGAGTCGGCCGGCTGAAAGTACCAAGCGGATTATTCGTCGCGAGGTAGGCGGTCGCTGTCCGAGGGCTTCACGTCCGGCTCGTGGCGCGGGTCGAGATCCGGGGCGGTGTCGAGTTCCGCATAATTCGCTTCCTCCTCGGGAGTCGGGACGTAGCGTTTTCGGAACTTCCTGGCGCCAGAGGACTCGGATGGCGCCACGTCCGTCGGCGTGGTTTCGGCAGCGTGAGGGCGGCGGGCGAAATCCGGCATGACCGGCATGGGCTTCTCGCCCTTCTTCAGGATCTTGCGAGCGTATTTCGAAAGCGGCCGGTCGGACATGTATTCGTGGTAGAGGCGCAGCGCAGCGCGGAGATCGGACTTCTGCCGCACATCAAGAGTGGCGAAATCCACCGTGTCTTCCAGCTCGGCGAGTTCGAGGGCGATGTCGGCATATGTCCGACCGTGCAGCAGGCGCCTGGCCCGGTTCACCCGCGACTTGACATTGGCGATGCTCGCCGGAGTGAAATCCTTGTCGGGATGGTCCTGCAGGAACTTCTCGAATCCCGGGTCAATGGCGGGGATCGACCTTCCTTCAGCCCTAGCGAGGATGACTTCACCGATCTTCTCGGCCAAGGTCGGAGGCACGGCATTCGCGATCATCTGCATCGTGTCGCGCTTCGCGTATGAATCTTTTCCCTTTTTCAAACGCTCCGTGCCCACGATCTTGAAATCTGCAGGGAAGCCCTGGATTCGCATAGCCTGGTGTTCTTTGAGCTGGAAGGCTTTGTCATAGGCCATGTGGTCGGTCGGGTGCGGGTTCTCGCGATATGCCTTGTTGGGCTTCCCCGTCGACGACCGGATGATGGTCGGCGCTGGTCTATCGAGACGATGAACGCCTTTCCCGCCAGTGTAAGGCCTGACGAAATATCCACCGCGCCGGATCAGTTCCGCGTCGTCGGGAAAGCGATCCGGATCGAGGATCGAACGGACGGGAACCTGGTTCTTCGACGCTGCGTCAATGATCGCAGATTCCAGGAAGCCATCCACCTCACCGAGCCGGCCGAGACAGAAGTAGCGCTGCCGAGACTGTGGCGTTCCGTAGTAGGACGCATCGAGCAGGATCTCCGTCAGGCCGTAGCCTGCTCGCTTCCATATCGATCTGGCCTGACGGTAGTTGAGGCTCAGGGGCGCCCTCCGGGTGTTTTCGAAAATGAACCATTCCGGTCGGACCACGGCGATGATCATCGCGAAGGCCTGGGTCATCGCGGCGTTCTTGCCAAGCACGCCTTTCCCAGCCTCGGAGTAGTCCTGGCAGGGTGGACCTCCCACGATCATCCGGGGCGAGTATCCCATGATGTGCAGAGAGGCCGCGGCGACATCTCCAAGGTCGATCTGGAACGCCTTGCTCTTGCTGTTGAACTGCCAAACGTCGACCGCCTTGTCCCATTTCTCGTAGCCCGTCAGCGGCTGCAGACCAGCCTGTTCCAGACCTAGGCCAAGGCCGCCAATTCCAGCAAAAAGTTCTACAAAGCGCATGTTCGGATCCTTCACGGTTACCTCCGTGAATAAGGACCGTAGTTGAATCCTTCGTAAAAGGGCAGAGGTCAGGCTAGTCGGCAGATCTCGCGGCACACGCGGGACGCATGGTCGGCTGCTGCGTCAAGGATTCGAGATTCCTGCACCGACCGACACTGATCCTCGGAAATTGCAACTGAAAGCCGGCGGCACCCCTCCTGGAGATCATCCAGCAGATAGTCGGCAATGGCGACGTCACCGTGGTCATCATTCACATCGGAGACTCTGACGAATCCTTCATGGCGCTCACCGCGCACCAGCCGATCGACGAGAAATGAAAGGCCATCGGAAACGATCAGACTGGACGGGCCAAGGGCAGAGAAGACCCGGGCGAGGATGTCCATCTCCCAGACCTTCCCAATGCTCGTGAATGGCGCTGCACGGCGGGGCGCTGCCGCGTATTCCGGAAATGTCTCGATGATCATGCTGTCGTCCTCCCACGAACATGATTGTCGGCCGGCGAGAACCGCACAACGAAAAATGGCCGAGCAGTGCCCGGCCGGAGTCAAAGGAGATACGAACATGAACTGTTCGAGAGGATGATGTGCTTCGACATCGCCGGCCGCAAGGCCGTCAGAGAAGATCCATCTGCCTGAGGCGGAGCACCTGGCGCCTGTATCTGTTGGCCATCTTCAGGATTCGTTCGGCGAGCTGGTCGTCTTGCATGGCCCGTTCGATCGTCGCTTCGCTGAGCATGTGGCCGGACGAGGAATCGGACTTGCTGAATCCTTCGCCGTTCTGTGTCCGGGCGTAGTCCGCATCCCGATCCGCCACGACCTTCAAAGCCTCTAGGGCGGCCTTTATCGCCTTGCGGCGCGGGTGGTGCGTCGGTGCGCGGAACTTCAGCTTCGGCACAGGCCGGATCGTGACGGGCGTTGTGGTCGGGCCGTCACTACGGAAATCCCTGGATTCCTGATTCTCAGTTGAGAAGTAATGGGAGGACGACGATGAATCGAGACTGGTCATAGTGACGCTCCTGCAGTCGCCTCCGACGATCCGGAACGGGGGATTGAGCGGAGCTGGTGGAGATCGGTGCGAAGGAGAACCCGGGACTGGATCTTCAGCTTCGCCTCGCGCGTGTCGAAGCCCTGCCGCTTCAGGACATCCTTGGCGAGGCGGATGATGCCCTGCATCTCGGAAGACGGCTCGCCAAGGCCGTAGTAGACCGCCACGGCTGCCGCCAACGCCCTGTCGACATGCGACGCTTCGGGGCGGCCCTTCGTCCCTTCCTTGCCCATAGCTGCCTGCGCTTCACGATACGCCTCTGTTCTCCGGCGCCCCATCTCGTTGCTCGGGTCTGCAATTCTCGGCATCCCACCCTCCTGTCCGCACTAACTTGCACTACGGTGAAGATCGGGTGGGACGTTGCAAGGAGCAACCGCCGGCACTACCTTGATAAGGGACCTGCGGAGCTGGTCGAGCGTAGCGCCCACGAGAGACTAAAGTCTCCCCAGCCGAAGAGCAGATTCCCTTCCAAATCCCCTTTGAAAACGGCCTCTGCGAAGCCCCTGTAGAATCTATATAGAATATCCGGGGGTTCGACACCCGTTCGGGCTAGTCTACGCCTAGCGTCGTCAACTTGTTAGTGTCGGAACTTGTCATCGAAACGACCTGTCTATGTCGGAACTTGTCATTAGTGTCGAAAAATCGGCGTTGACCGACACTAACGTTACTAACGCTCTCCCGGCCGTCTCTGTCGGAATTCTGACAAAGCCCGACATAAACATCTTGCTCGATTCCGCCGGCCGACAAATCCTGTTTGTAGAGGACAGGAGGACATCACATGCGCAATTCATTTCGCCGTCGGTCGACGACGCAACGTTCAATCACTGGAGCGGACCGAACAGGTGTCCAGGGAGACCTGTCTGCCGTCCTCGACAAGAACCGCGCAGAGAAAGAGGATCCTCGCGTCGAGCGGCCGCTGGTCATGATCCGGAGCATCCGCTACGTCGGCGAGACCGAGGGCGCCACACCTGCAGAGGCGATGTCCGCGAAGAGCCACGCTCTGTACGAATACCTTATGGCATCGGCCAGGATCGAGATCGCGGCCACATCGGAACACTCTGTGCCTTTCGCCGATGCGATGGCGTTCCTGGACACTCCGCGGTCTGATCGGATCCGGGAATACATCGACGCGATCAACAAGACCTACGTCTCATACGATTTCACCGAGATGGACGGCACCCGCCGCGCGTCGAACAGGATCCAGCTCCTGGCGTGCGAGGACATTACGCTGCCGTCTGGAGAGCGCATTATCGGCTACCGCATGCACCCTTCAGTCCGCAAGGTCATCCTTGCCGCCACTCAATACGCCCATCTCGAAGTCGCCGCGTTCGCCCGGTTCCGCTGCAAGTATTCGGCTCGCCTGTATCCGAAGCTTGCCTACGTCGCCGGCCTCGATGAGCAGCATCCAACCTTCTATAAGCCGGAAGAGCTCGCGGACGAGCTGGGCTATGTCTCCAAGAAGGGCAAGTTCCACTGGGGGCATTTCGAGAATGATTGCCTGAAGCCCGCGATGGACGACATGTTCGGCGCCGAAGACGGTTCCACGAATGCCAAGGTTCGCCGTTTCGTCGCGAACTACGAGCTGAGGCGTGCTGCCACCCGCGGGCGCCCTGTGGAATCCATCGTCTTCTCTGTCGGTCGCGCTAGGAAGCATCTGGCAGAAGAACAGAAGCCGATCGTGGTGTCGCTGGACCGGGCGCGAATCCGCAAGATCTTCGAGAAGGCGGAGCTGGATCATGTGACCGAGACACCCAACGAAGAGCTGCTCGCTCAGGCGGCCGGCAGGATGAAGGTCAGCATCGTTCTTATGGCCCAGCGCTGGGCGGCGATGATGTCCTTGGCGAAGCACGATCCTAACGTTCTGGTCGGTCTCCTCGGACTTCTGACAGGTCGCCAGATCCTCGACACGCTTGCCAGCGAAGGAGTCGGCGCGGCGTTCATGAAGTGGCTGTCCGACTGGAAGGAGCCGACTGGCATCAGCTATCGCCCGGGACAAGAGCCTGCTCTCAAGCCTGCCGAACCTGCGACCAGCGTCTCACCGCCCTTGAAGCCGGTCGCGGACAACGACGTCGATTTTTATTCCGCCTCGACCATTCGGGTCGAATTCGACGACGAGCCTCGCACCACGCACTGGATCCAGACGGAGGTCATCGACAAGCTCCGGGAATCCCATCTGCTTGAGATGGGGGAGATGAAGACGTTGCGTCTCGAATGGAACATCGGCGGAAGCCTCGTGCATAAGGAGATCACGGCTCCGATGCTTGAGCACACCATCAGGTGCATCCTCATGAGGCACCGAGAAATCATCGACGCAGTGGAGTACCTCGCATGACCAGAGCCAGAAACCGCCAGTCCTTCGTCTTCGTGCCGTTGACCTACGAACAGCACCTCGAGATCTTCGAGCGAGACCTTGCATCCCTCGTCGCTCAGGTCTCCTCATTCACATCCGAAGGCGACCTGACCGGTGACCACCGAGAGACATTCAACGGTCTCTTCAACATCGCCCATGCGCATCTGTTCTGGAGCAAGGACAAGATCGTAGAAGCCTTCCGGCCGTTGGATAACGTCCACGTCCGATGCCTGGATTGTTGCCCCGGTGTCTATCGACGGACTGGTGCGTGGGCAGTTCAGTTCGGCGCCGAAGAGGCCTTCCTCGACCTTAGGCTCATGACTCGTTCCGACGCTGCCGACTGGATTGCAACCTACGGCGAGAAGACAGGATACACGCATGGGCAGATCGAGAGCGCGAAGTTGGAGCGGAAGCGCCTACAGCCGGTCGCCCAGGAATAACGGATATATCCGTTAAATTCCTCTTTACCACTTCCGCAGGATCCGATACACGAGGGGCTCACAACCCATCCGGGTCCTGCTAGACATTAGCCCGGATAACGAAAGCGACGTCAACAATGACCATGGAACTCCTCATAGCCCGAATAGCCTGACACCGCCCACGAGGCGGCCGCTCTTCCGTGTCTATGTTTTTTGGAGTTCCCATATGTCCTTCGTCCGCAAGTTCTACGTTTCCGACACCCATTTCCTTCACGACAACATCCTGCAGCTCTCGAACCGCCCGTTCGCGTCGATCGAAGCGCACGACGAACACCTGATCCAGCAATGGAATGCGGTCGTCGGCGAGCAGGACCTCGTCTATCACCTCGGCGATTTCGCTTTCAGCCTGAACGAGAAGGCCGACAAGGTTCGCTGGATCTTCTCGCGCCTCAACGGCCGCAAGCGCCTGTGCATCGGCAACCATGACCTTCGCCATGGCGAGCTGCATCCGACCATCGCCGGCTTGCCGTGGGATAAGCGTCCTGAGGGATTCATCTTCACCGAGGACGAGGGCCACAAGCTCGTCCTCGCGCACTATGCCCAGCGGTCCTGGCAGTGGGAGCGCAAGGGCGGCTACCATTTCTACGGCCACGCGCACGGCGCGCTGCCTGGCATCGGTCGGTCGCGTGACGTCGGTGTCGACATGCCGGACGTTCGATTCACGCCGTCGACGTTCCGGGAACTGACGAAAGGGATGAAGTGATGTCCAGCTCTGACACCGCATGGCGTGACACTCTCTTCGCTCGCTACGGAGATACCGTTCCTGCTGCCGACCGAATCCTTGTCAGGCCTGAAATGGAACCGTTCATCGACCAGATGTTCGCCGCTCTTCATGAAACAGGCTTCCTCCACGACATCGAGCTCACCGGGTTCGAGGAGCGCGCGCCGGGCTGGCTGATCTCGCACTTCCGTTATCGGCATGATGGGTTGTCCAAGCGCCGGAAGCGCTTGATCGAGGATGCCATCGCCGACTGGAATTTCTATCTTCCCGCCATGGAGATCGACGAATGACCATCAATCTGAACCGTCTTCCCAAGGGCTGGCGCGCGATGGCACAGGAGCTTCTCGACAAAGCGCAGCGCCAATTCCCAGGCATCGTCTTCACGAATATCTCCGCTAATCCGGGCGGTTGGCTGTCCGTCGACTTCGACAAGAATTCGGTCGGCATGGAGCAGAACTGGCGCGCCTTGAAGATGGCCGAGGGCTACTCGTCGATGTCCTGGAATGTCTGCTGCGAGTGCGGCAGCCACCGCGCGCAGGTTCACCCCGGTCGCGTCTTCGCGGTCTGTGACGAATGCCGCAACTGAATCTCATCAACCCACCGAACCGCTTTTCCATCAACAAACGTGGGTGAACACATGTCCGACGAAACGAAATCCATCGACCGCTGGATCGCCGAGTACCATATGCAGCGCGCGCTGCGTCCATATCGCGGTAGCCGCGCCTTCGTGCTCCTCGTCGTCATTCCGGGCGACGATGGTGCAGGCCACTGGCAGCAGGCCGCATACGACATCCTCAAGGCAATGGCGACAGAGAGCGAAGGCGAGGATGAATACGACTTCTCCCGCCGCAACGACTACCGCGCCGACACGTTCGAAATCACTCCGCGCAAGGTCAACGACAAGGTCATTCCGAACAAGGAAGATCCCTGGAAGATGGTGAACTTCGCCAACTTCCGCTCGGTCTTCATCTGCCGCCGCGGCGACAAGGAGGCCGTCCTTGCTTCGCGCACGTCCGCCATCGCCGATGCCGTCATCGACGTCGCCAATCTGGAAATGTCGCTCGTGCAGCGCGCGATCGCCGAAGTCACGGGCACCGAGGTCACCATCGACGAGGCCGACGAGATCATGTCGTTGCCCGCCGAAGTCCGTCTTCTGCTCCGCAAGACCGGTCGCGGCGTGAAGAACGTTCTCCAGCGTATGCGCGCCATCCCGGAGCAGAAGACGGAAACGGTTGCCGTCTTAGCGCAGAAGACGGAGGATGGCCCGCGTCTGGAGGATCTTCACGGATACGGTGCAGCCAAGGAATGGGGTCTGGAGCTGAAGCGCGACCTTGAAGACTACGACGCAAGCATCATCCCGTGGGATGACGTCGATTCCGGCCTGTTGCTCTCTGGCCCGCCCGGCTGCGGCAAGACCACGTTCGCCCGTGCGCTGGCGAAAAGCCTCGGCGCGCACCTCGTCGTCGGCAGCTATTCGACCTGGCTCGGCACGCGTGATGGCCATCAGGGAAGCCTGCTGCGCGCGATGCGTGACGCTTTCAAGGAAGCTCGCGAGAACGCTCCATCGATTATCCTGATCGATGAAATCGACAACTTCCCGCAGCGCGGGTCGCTGGGCAAGGCCTCCTACGACGACTGGAATCGCGGTGTCGTGAACGGCCTTCTCGAATGCCTCGACGGCGCCATCGATCGCCCCGGCGTGATCGTGATCGGTGCGACCAACCATCCCGGGAACATCGACGCTGCGTTGCTGCGCCCCGGCCGTCTTGACCGCCACATTGCGATCGAGTTGCCGGACGCTGCCGCGCGCTCGGCGATCCTTCAGTATCATCTGCAGGCAGCCGTCGACGTGTCGACCGTCGTCGCCCGCGCGGAAGGGTTCTCCGGCGCAGATCTGGAGCGCGTCGCTCGCGATGCGCGCCGCATGGCGCGCCGCAAGCACGTGCCGGTCAGCGTTGAACATGTCTCCGCGTCGATGCCGGAAGTGCGCCCGCTGTCGCGCGAGCAGCGCTTGGAGACGGCCATCCATGAACTCGGCCACGCGGTGGTAGGCATTGCTCTGGGTCACCGCGATCTCAAGAACATCGTCGTCCACAAGCAAGTGTTCGCCAACGTCGCGGCGCAGGCGGCTGGCTACGCCGAGTTCTCCGGGAAGTTCGGAGAGCGCAAGAGCAAGGCCTGGTGGGAGAACGAGATCGCGATCTATCTCGGATCCGTAGCAGCCGAGACGCTGCTCATCGGGGATCACTGCGATGGCGCCGCTCATGACCTGCAGCAGGCGACCGATGCCGCGCTACACATGCTCGCGGTCGCCGGCTTCGGCGCTAGCCTGATGTCCGACGGCTATGGAGCGGACATGTCGCTGCGCCGCCACCGTCTCGAACCCGAGGTCGATGCAATCCTGCACGAGCAGCTCCTGCGCGCGAGCCAGCTTGTGGAACGCTATCGCGACGTCATCGAGCGCCTTGCTGAGGAGCTTGCTGACAAGGGCGAGATCTCCGGCGAAGTGGTGGTGGCCGCCGTTCGCGATCACGGCAAGCCCCTCCAGCTCGCGCTGGCGCAATCTGCAGAAATCCCCCGGACACAGGCCACGCGTTCGGATAAGGGGGATTTCACAAAGGATTCACCGAAACCGTCAGCGCAGCGTTAATCCGCCGACGATAGGTTGCCGGGTTGAATGACAGAACAACAACGGAGGTATCCGTGACCGACAACATCGTTAGTCTCAAGCCGTTCATCGACCGCCTGCAGGCTGCCGAGCGCAACGAGCGGGAATACTACGCCGAACGGGACGAGCAGCAGCGCGAGACGGAAGAGCAGTTGGATGACTGGGATCGCTATCTGGCGGCTCGTGGCCTGACCGAGGACGACGGACCCGAGGATCCCGACGGAGCCTTCATCACCAAGGTTGACCGCGAGGTCAACCGGGTGATGGCGGAGTTCGAGGATCTGGTGGCTCGTCAGGTTCGTGACCAAGAGGATGCCTTGGCGGCGCTCGACGACATCCGCCGCGCCCTGGATCCGAAGTCGTCGGTTCCAGCTCGGGAGGTTCGGGATCCGCATCCGGATGAGCCGCTGACCTTGTTCGAGGTCGTGTGCCTGCCCGAACTGGGTGGCCAGCTTTATGTCGGCAAGGACATCCCCGGAGCGCCCAGTCCAAACATCACGGTGAAGACGCTTCGCGGCGCCATATCGCGTGGGCAGCTCGCTGTCCTGCGGCCGAACGACAAGAACATGTACGTGACGAGAACGATGATAAAGGAGTGGCTGGAAGAATGCCGCGAGAAGTCGAAGAACCCCACATCCTCGAACGAAAGCCCCGCTACGACAAAGCGGGCAAGCTCACCCACAAAGGCACCTGGTTCATCAAGCACGGAAGCAAGCAAGTTGCGACGGGATGCTCTTTCACGACGGCTGAGGGATCTAAAGTAGCGCGGGAGGAAGCGCTGCTGAAGCTCCACGAATACAACGTGGAGCGATACTCCAAAGTCGAAATTACCGATGGGCTGCTGGCTTCCGAGGTCAAGATCGGCGACCTGTTGCTGTATTACCTGCAGGAGCAGGAGGACGACATCGCGAAGATGTCTAAAGCCCGCCGCAAGGAACATCTCGATCAGATCGAGCGGTTGTCGGTGTTCTGGGGCGAAAAGTTCGTCTCGGAAATCAAGCGGAAGACTTCGAAGGAATACCAAAAGGATCGCAAGCCGTCGGTTGTCCGCAACGAGCTTATCCTCCTTCGCGCCATCGTGAACTTCTGCGCCAAGGAAGGAAAGGTCAAGAAGTACGATGACGAACTAAACTATGACATTCCCGAGGCTCAGGGCAGCCGTCTGCACTATTTCACGGAGAAAGAAGTCAAGAAGCTCTATCAGAGGGCGATGTGGAAACGCCACACGTTCAACGGGGAGCCTACCCACAAGGTGGCGGAGCACATCGGGAAATTCATCGCCGTCGCTGTTTTCACTGGGACACGCGCCGAACGTATCCAGGCGGCTTCTTTCGTGAAGGAACCCGGCCGGCCGTGGATTGATCTCGAAAACGGCATTTTCTATCGAACGGCTCATAAGGAGATGGCGCCTCACAACAAGAGAGCGGATCCGATCCTAATCCCGGATCCGCTGTTGCGATTGATGAAGCGCTGGCATCATGGTCGCGGCGCCATGAAGGGGACGCGATACCTGATCGAGTACCAGGGGCGGCCCGTCGACTGCCGGAAGGGATTCTATACGCTGAAGCACGAGGTTCTCGGCGAAGAGCGCGCCGCGGAGGTGAACCGTCATACGTTGAAGCACACGTGCGTGACGCTGCTCCTTCAGCACGGGGTTTCGGTCGAGGATGTGGCTGACTTCGTTTCGACCACTCCCGAAGTGATCCGTAAGGTCTACAAGCACGTCATCCCAGGCGAGTATTCCGCTGTCCACCAGACATTCGCGAAAAAGCCGAAGGTTGGATCGACGACTCGCCATGAGCGCAACAAGGCGGCTTGACTCCGATCCGGAGTCGGTCCATTCAGCAGTTGTTCCGGTGGCGTTCTACCGCCAACGAACCGCCAACGGAACAACGTAATTCACCGGGAACGAACGGGGATCAACTGGAGTTCCTAAACGTCAAGAACCGTTGTGCCGCCGTCTGAAGCGCTGGTTTGGGACCAGAGGGTCGGGAGTTCGAATCTCTCCACTCCGACCATTTAAAGCGAAACATTCGCTTGTCGGTGTAACCCTTTCAAATAATAGCTTCCGTTCAGTCCGCTGAAGGTCCGGCCAATGTGCTTTCGGCCGTGCCGATCGTCATGACATTGCCGCGCCATGCAACCGCGCTGCCGATCCAGCTGCGTACCCAGACGAATGGCATGATGACATCCCGCGCGACCATTGCCGGAAGGGTATAGAGTGATACCGGCCACCGGTTGAGAGCTGCGAGCGCCAGTTCCGGGCCATACATGATGGCGAGTACGGCAATCGCGGTGACGGCAAGGTTCGCATCCGCGGCAACGGCGGCAGCGAGCGCGAAGAGGAGCGGGGGAAGCGCGCCGGTGAGGATTTCCGGGGCGAAATATTGCGGGAAGGTGACGCGCCGCAGCCGCGCCCAGCGGGTCTGCCGCGACCAGATCTCACCGGCATGGCGCTGTCCGAGCGGCTGCTCGAACGGGGCCGACACCAGGTGTACCTTGCGACCGGCGTTTCTGACCAGTTTCGTGGAAGCGGCATCTTCGGCGATTTCGGCGGCGAGCGCGCGGATGCCGCCGCGCTCTTCCAGGAACGGCTTGTTCCACAACATCGATTTGCCCTGCGCGAAGCCCATGCCGATGGCTTCCGCCGCATATTGCCAGCGGCCTTGCGAGCCGTTGAGGAAGGCGCATTCCACATGCGCCCAAAAGCCATCCGGCCGGGAGCCGAGCGGTGGCGAGCAGACCAGTCCGCTATCCGGCCGCCAGGCCGACATCATGGTTTCGATATAGGATTGCGGCATCAAAACATTGGAATCGGCCAGAATGACCCATTCGTGTCGGGCAGCACGCCAGCCCTTGACGCAATTGTTCAGTTTGGGATTGGCGCTGATGCGATCATCGCCGATGAGCAATTGCGCTGAAACTGCGGGGAAGGCCGCGCTTGCCTTGCGCACTTCCTCGATCACGGGATCGAACTCGTCGGCGACGCAGAACAGAAGCTCATAGTCCGGCCAGTTGAGCTGGAAGGCGCGCGACAGCGTCAGCGGCGTGAAAGTTTCGATGCCGCGCAGCGGCACCACCAGTGATACCGGCGGTTTCTGCCGGACAAGTGCGTTGTCCGTATCGCATCTTTTCAGCCGCCAGCCTGCCAGAACGACGCCGAGAAGATTGAAGGCGAGGAGCAGAATTGCGCAAAGGGCAAAAACAGTTTCCATGTTGGCCAGTTCCACTCCCAAGCTTTCAGCGGTTTACCCGCCAACCGATTCCATGGAATTCGTCATTGCGGATTATAACGTTTGCATGACAGTTACATGTCATGTTCCGCAGGCAGGATCCGACTTCGGTCGTTCATGCGACCCTGGCGCACGGGTCGATGCCGCGTTTGTTACCGAGAAAGCGTGAACGGTTTTTGCAGACTACCTCTTCGCTAGGGGAGACGGTCGTTTGCCTGGTTGAATGCCATAACGACGAAGCGGGCGTGTCGCGCTATCAGGAATAGTCACGTCGAAACACCGATTGTAAGACAGAAATCTATCCGAGTATTGACTGCCGGTGCATGGGGAAAATTAAGACGGTGTATCTCACAGCAACCTCCCGATCCCTGTGCACCCGGCCATTTGAATAGGACGAAGTTCAGGCTTCAATCAAACGGGCGATCCACGCAGGTGGATTGCCCGTTGTTTTGACCTCTGGAGCCATGTTGATGACGGCAGATAGACTTGCCGCTCATCCGGTTGTCATCACCGTAAGTGATTGATATGTAGTCGATAATATTCACAAAGCCTTCCGCGTGACGACCTAGTGGATGTTCAGAATATGCGCGTGGCTGCTTGCGACCAGAAACGATTCCCGCGCTTTTTCGATGTCGCATTTTCCAGCGATAGCATCGAGACAGTTCCTGCGTGCGTCCTCATATTCCGGTCCGTGTTCATCCGGCCAGCGGTACATCAGCATGTCCAGCGCCACCAGAGGGCTGTAGATTTCCACCGCTGCGGATAACGGCAGGTGGATCGCCACCGGCTTCATCCACGAGGCGTGGTGACACGGCTCCGTTTTGTTAATCAGCATGTCATTCTCCTCCCTGTTTCATGCGCCTTGACGGCAAATTTCACTCCCATGCGCGAAATGCTCACCTCACGAAATGGTTCCCGATCACCTAAAATGTGATCGGGCAGGGGGTTCCAATTTGCCAAGATGAATGGAAGATGAACGAATTGATGAACCGGAGATGAACAAAACCGTGATTCGGGCGTTGTAATAGCCAAGAAGGAGAACGCACATGTTCAATTTGTCAGGCATTCAGGAAAGCTTCTTTGGAGACCGCATGGCGGGTGTATGCGAGGCCATCACCTCTGCATTGGCTTTCGAAAACGGTCTCGAGAAGTCGCGGATTTCCGCAACCGTCGAAAATGACGTGATCTATCTCGAAGGGACGGCGGATTCGGTCGAGGCAATCGACATTGCCATCAATCTTGCCGCATCTATTTCCAATTGCCGGATTTTGAGCCATATCGAGCCGGTCTACTGAGATCTTGCCGGCCGGGCGAAACGTCGTCCGGCCTTTTCAGACGCAGTAACGCGGCAATGTCATTTCCGGTTGCCGATTTGTGCACTGCGAACCACATCGCCTGGTTTGATGCCGTAGCGTTTGGCAGTGCCGCCATTCAGTTCAAGCACGAATTTGACCGACCCACGGGAGCTGATGATCGCTTCTGAGTGTGGCACGGCGTTCTCGTGGATATGGGTTATGCGCCCGTCCCGGGCGATGAACAGCATGTCGAGCGGAATGAGAGTATTCCTCATCCACATGGCTACATCCCGCTCCTTGCCGAAATCGAACAGCATACCGCTTCCAAGCGGCATTGACTTGCGAAACATAAGGCCCTGTTCGCGCTGGGCGTTGTCCAGCGCCAGTTCCGCAACAAATTCGTGGGTTTCTCCGGAGGCGGTCTCTATCGTCAGCGGTTCGGATTGAAACGTCTGCTGCTGTTGAGCCTGTGCTGCGCTTGAGAGCGTGAAAAAAAGAAGCGCCAGAACGGCGCTCTTCATCAAGTTGCGAAACACAGCGGCCATCAGTGCGACATCCCGATCGGGGCCGGGTTGTCGGGGTGGATTTCCGCCGCCATCAAACCCTTGTCGCCATCGCCAAAGCGCACCAGCACCACCTGGCCCGGACGCAGTTCCGTGAGGCCGAAGCGGCGCAGCGTTTCCATATGCACGAAAATATCTTCCGTGCCTTCGCCGCGCGTCAAGAAGCCGAAACCCTTGGTCCGGTTGAACCACTTGACGATTGCACGCTCAAGCCCGCTTGACGGCGTGACCTGCACATGGGTGCGAACCGGCGGCAGCTGCGACGGGTGAACGGCGGTGGACTGATCCATCGACAGGATGCGGAAGG